CCTGCATCGCCATCAGCTGAAAGGCCGTATGCTTGCTGCATTGCTTTTACTGCTCTTGCTGTGCCTTTGCCATACCATCCGTCAGCTTTGCCTGCATCAAAACCGTTGTTGTTAAGCCATTGTTGCATTTGTTTAACTGCTGGAAGTTTTCTTTTGCCGCCGCCACTTGCTCTCCATAAGCTAGTAGAAGTATCAAATGTTGCTTCGTTCATCATGTTAATAATATCGTTTGCTAATGATTCGGTGTTCTTATCAATAAATTTTTGCGCTGTATTTGTACCGCTTGGATTTCCACCGTCTCTTGCATTATTCCTACCGCCTGAACCTTTTTTAACACCAACTGGTTGTATGTTATTATTTGGGGCTGGTTTAACATTAGTGCCAGCACTAGCAGCGTTCCCAGAATTAGTGCCAGCCCCGGCAGCTTGTCCGGCTGCTTGTGATTTTACCCCTTTAAGCCACGAATCGTACCTGTTAGGATTTTTAAACTTTGTCTTCATTGCTTTAACTGCGTTTGGATTTTTTAATAGTTCCAACACCTTCTTATAATCCTTCTTTTTAAGAAGTTGCTCTATTTGTTTAACTATTGCAGCCAGTTTAACTGGATCTGTTTCTACTGGTGCAGCAGCTCTTGGTACTGCTATACTACCATCGCCACCGTTAGTGGCCGGAACCTTAGGTGGATCAGCTCTTGGTACTGCTATACTACCATCGCCACCGTCGTTAGCAGGTTTAGGATTGCCACCTGTTGTTGTCATAGCAGCAGGTGTAGGAAATGCTGTTGTATAACGTTTTAATGCACTATTAATAACAGTATCTAACCCATCATCAACTCCTATGGCTCCTTGAATTTTTTTATACAATGCCTTTAGTTCTGCCATTTCTTCTGCATTAAGTTTTTCTGTTAGTAATGTATTTTCAACTATTGAAATTAAATGTCTAAAATCAGTTCCAGCATTTTCAGGACTCTTAGTAAGTTTATCTAATAGTTCGTTGAATCTTTTTAAATCGTTAACAATAGATTGTGTTGTTCCAGCAGCATCAATTGCATTACTGGCTGTGCTTGCTATATTATCAACTGAAGCACCTTTTTTTGCATTACCAACTGGATCTACTTTTGCATCATTTGCTGCATCTGCTGCATCAGGTTGGTCAAGTGGTATTCCTTGATTACTAAACAAAGGACCGTCTGTATTCGTCGGTAGTGCAGATTTATTTGCCATCGCCGACGGCATTGGCAAGAGTAACAAATTATCTCTATCTCTGTTACCAAAGTCGCTAATGAATACAACATCGTGTGTATCTTTAAGCTCTTCGGCCTTTTCTGGAGAATATTTAAAAACATAGTCCTTGAGGTTACCTACTAGTAGTCTTGATACTTCTCTAGGTTGATTTGCAGTTCCTCTGCCGTCAGTTGGAGCATTAGACATTGCATCTAGCCCATCAGTGTCTTGTTGATCTTTTGGATCTTGTGGGTTTGCTATTTCGTGCATTTTACTAAGAGTGTTAGTGCCTGCATCTCCGTCGACTTTTAATCCATATTTCTTTTGAAAAGCCTGTATTGCTCGTGCAGTGCCTCTGCCATACCATCCATCGACTTTGCCGGCATTGAATCCTTGATCATTAAGAAACTTCTGAACTTCTGCTACATCATTTAATTTTACTGAGCCTTTTTTACTCTTGGCCCAAAGACTTGGAGTATCAGGATCCACACCGGTAATTTCTGTTAAACTACGTTTAGATAACGAGTTAATGGCCGATAAACGATTGCCCATTTCTCTAATTTGTTCTGCTACTGATTTTACCATTTTCTACAACTCCAATATCTTGCTTTATGCCTGGGCCCAGGATTATCGCAATTATGTCTAGCACGGAAACTTCTTCGACGTGCTGGGTTTGACTTTTTAATCTTTACGCCTTTTTGTCCAAAATTAACTTTTACTACATTACCATTTGGATTCTTTACATACACTTTAAATTTCTTAACATCGCCTGCCATAGGTTTGCCTAGTTTAACATTGCGACCTTGATACTCTGCTTCGTCTATTTGGTCATCTTCGTTGTACCACATAACACCATAGTCTTCATAAAATTCATCATCGTCTTCGTATGTGATTTCGTCAGTTTCGTCAAGCTCTCCGTCTGCACTTACTTCAATATCAAAATCGCTATAACCAGCTTCAAACATCATATTTGCTAAGTTAGCAGCATACTCATCTGACTCTTGTTCACTTAATTGCTTTGGCAGTTCAATTTGAAAAACAGTAGCACCCTGTGCTGATTCGTATATTTCTTGATTTTTAAAAATACTTTCGTCAAGCAACTGCGGCTCTTGTTGTTTTTCCATTACTACTCTAATAAAATGTTCCATAAAATTTCCTAATGATTTAATAATACACTATTTACTGTTCCGTCAGTCCAGTTAGAAACTTTTATTCTAACCCACACATAATTTCCAGTAAAATTATATATAAACGATCCAGTATTATATGTACTACTGTCGTTAGCACTTGACATTTGTGATGCAGTAATATTAAACCAATCAGCTTCAACTGGATTGTCAGCTAATGATGCTTGAGTATCAATAGTTCCGATAAATCCAGTAACACTATATTGTACGGTATGAAATCCGTCGGACCTGCTGTAATAGCCGTCACCTTTAAACTTAGATCCAGATACAATTGATACAGTACTATCGCCTGGATGTGTTTGATTTGATAAAATTATTTCACTAGTAGATGCCATACTACTATTTATCTATTGTCAGCAGTAGACACTAATTTATCAATTCTTTGAATATTATTTCCAATTAACATTTGTAATAAAAGCACCAGTTTTTCGTCAGATACATATATGTAATATCCTTTAATCCATGCTGTGCTATTAGAATCTAACATTTTTAAAAATATATTTCCTATTTTTACTTTGTCTTTGTGATTTTTGATCCATTTAAGTAAATGACTAGTAGTTTGTTTTTTGCCTCCAAATGTAATTTTATAAGGATAAGGAATTATTTCATCTTTTGATAGAATAATATTTTTGTTAGATAATAGTAAATTAATCTTATCAAGTTGTGGTTGCCATAGTTCAATATATGTTGTATCCAGTAATTCGGGATCAATTTTAGACATTTGTTCAAGCAATTTATAATCATTAGTGTATACCGAAAGAAGGTTATTTTCACATCTAATAATGTAATTGTCATATTTCATTAAAATATTATATAGTATTCGACAAAGTTTAATATCATACTTGCTTAAATGTTTTTTTTGATATGACGAAACAAAAATTGAAACTGTTTCACCTTTATCAGCAAGCCTTAATACTTCTTTGATTTGTCCAAGTTTTTTATTTGGCGACAATGCTGTTCTAAATCTTGCCGCCAAACATGTACCTATTTGAACTTTGTAAAGATAAGTGTCATAAAACAGTTTTTTTGTTTCAAACTTTTTCATTTTCAAGTACTTTAGGATTGATTATTATTTCTTTATCTTTTACATCGATATTTACAGTTCCGCCACCTTTTAATTCACTAAACAACATAAGACGACTTAGTGGGCGTTTAATGTCTTTGTCAATTACACGTTGCAAAGGTCGAGCACCCATTTTAGGATCAAACCCTTTTTCAACAAGTAGATCAAGTGCTTCATTTGACACTGTAATTTTAATGTCTTTGTTATTTACTTGTTCGCGTAGCTCTCCTAAAAATTTGCCAACAATCTTCATCATAACAGGTTTACCAAGTTTAGCAAATGTAATAACACTATCTAATCTATTTCTAAATTCTGGAGCAAAGAATTTTTTTACTTCAGTATCCTCATACTCGTTTTCAGCAGCACCTCCAAATCCGATTGTATTTTTTTCAGCTTCTTTAGCGCCAAGATTGGTTGTGAGAATTAATACACAGTTACGTGCATCAGCTTCTTTTCCGTTTGAACCTGTAACTTTTCCGTTATCCATTAACTGTAATAGTACAGAGCTAACATCAGGGTGTGCTTTTTCAATTTCGTCAAGCAGTAGTACACAGTTAGGATTTTCTTGTAGCTTAACAATAAGCTGACCAGCATTATCATCAAATCCAACATATCCTGGAGGCGCTCCAATAAACTTTGCGACACTGTGCTTTTCTTGATATTCACTCATATCAAATCTTACAAGTTTAACACCAAGGTGATGTGCTAGCTGCTTTGCTGTTTCAGTTTTACCAGTACCTGTTGGGCCCATAAACACAAATGATCCAATCATTTTATCATCGGCTTTTAGACCTGCTTGGTTGATAAGTATCTTATCAACTACAGATTCAATAGCGTTATCTTGACCATATACACTACCTTTTAAATTGGTTTCTAAATTAACAAGGTTATCTGTTTCAGTTTCAGCAACTTGCTCTTCAGGAACTTTAATCATCTTTGAAAGTTCAAACTGAATATTGCTTGCTTCTACAATTTTATTCTCAGTTTGTTCATTAACTTTGAAACGAGAACATGCTACATCAATTAAATCAATTGCTTTATCAGGTAACTTTTTGTCAGTTTGATACTTAACACTTAGACTTACTGCTTCGGTAATTGCATCGTCGGTAATTTCAACCTCATGGAATTCTTCATAGTATTTTTTAATACCTTGTAAAATCTCAATGCTCATTTGTGTACTAGGTTCATCAATGGTTACACGCTGGAATCGCCGCATAAGAGCACGATCTTTTTCAAAATATTTTCTATATTCTTCCCAAGTAGTTGATGCAACTACTTTAATATTACCTTTAGCAAGTGCTGGTTTAAGCATATTTGCTAAATCGTTACCGCCATTGCCACCATTGCCAGCACCGTTAATCATGTGTGCTTCGTCAATAAACATAATAGTTTTGCCTTTTTTCTGTAAGGCTTGTAGTACCAGTTTAAATCTTTCTTCAAAATCACCACGATACTTTGAACCAGCAATCATTGATCCAATATCAAGACTGTATACATTGTATTCTTTTAGAAATTCTGGAACCATTCCGTTTACAATTTTCCAAGAAATACCTTCAGCAATTGCAGTTTTACCAACACCAGGATCACCAATAATAAGAGCATTTGATTTAGTGCGCCTTCCTAGTGCTAGTGTAACTTGTTCAATTTCGTCTTCACGACCAATTACTGGATCAATTTTTCCGCTTTTAACATCTTCATTTAGATCACTTGTAAATGCTCTAAGTGCTTTGTTAGCACTCCCTTGGTCTTCCAATTCCATGTGGTTTTCATTATGATCATCGTTACCAACATATTTAATAAAATTTTCTTTAGAAATATCAGCTTGCTGTGTAACAAAAAATGCATATGATCGCTTTTCAGATAGTATGCTGACAAATACGTCTACAATGTCAATTGTAGTACGTCCTTGAAATAATACTTGAGCAAACGCTCGATTTAGTACACGTTCAACACTATTAGTTTTCTTTGGTTTATATTTCTTTTCATCTGTTTTAATATCGTCTAGCTTAGTTTTAAGATGATTTTCAAGGTTCACTCTCATTAAATCCGCATCGGCTTCAAAGTTTTGAATTAATTTTTCAAAACTTTCTTCGCACAACATCGCAAACAAAAGATGTTCTAATGTTACGTATTCGTGTTTTAGTTTTTTTGCATCATTAATTGCTTTATCAAACACTGTTTGAAGAGATACACTTGGTTCTACCATTCTTTATCCTTTTAATTTACTAGTTTTATTTAATTTAACATAAGTTATTGTGATTGTCAATCTATATTTGGAGATGTTGCTTGATCAGTTGTATCTGATTGATTAAATTTGGATCAGTTGTTGTGGGAACAGTTGGATGTATAGCAACATATAAATTGCCAGGTTGTCGGGTATTAGGATTAATCAATCCGTGTCCAGTTACTTTTAACATTTGACTAGGATGAAATCCAGGAGGTATATGAATATTAACAGATTGGTTACTTAATGTAGTTACTGAAACTTCTATTCCTACAATAAGATCAAGTACCGATATTTCTTTTGTAACTCGTAAATCACTACCACTTCTTTCAAACTCTGGATGTTTATTAATTATAATAGTTACTAATAAGTCACCTCGTGGAATACTAGTATGACTATTATCGCCGAGACCTTTTATTCGAAGTGTACCTCCGTTATCAACACCGGGCGGAATAGAAATGTTTGCTTGTGTCATTCCGCCATTCAACGTGCTGTATTGTATGTTAAGATTTTTACCATTAAGTACATCAACTAAGTCAAGAGTTACACTAACAGTAATATCTCGATTTCTTTGAGGCTGCTGTCTTTGTTGAAAAAACGAATGAAAAATATCATTTACATTGCCTGTATTAAAATGAAACTGTTGATGCATTGTAGGAGAATCGTATTGTTCTCTTCTTTGAGGATCTTTTAGTGTATCGTATGCTTCATTAACCTGTTGAAGTCTAGTAGCATCCCCACCGTGGTCGGGATGATGTTCTTTTGCTAATTTTCTATAAGCTCTTTTTATATCTTGAGCTGTGGCTGCTTTATTAACGCCTAATATATTGTAATAGTCCATACTACTACTTATTAGTTATAATATTATTTTTTACTAGTTCCGGTATACAATCCAAACCAGGCTGCACCGGCACCGACTACAATACTAACAAGTCCGCTTTGTTCAAAACTTGGAGCCGATAAGCTCATAAACCATATTACTACTTTGTACAGTAATACAATATACACAGTTAAAAATGCTCTTGGAAAAATTCTCCAAGCATCAACTGCTCTAGCCATATGTATAAGTTTTGCATATGGGTTTGGCCCTAGATCTTTTACACTAGTGTCTACTTCTAGATCTAGTTTAACTTTTCGAGTAGTTGAATCATTATTTGAAACAACTGTTGCTTCGTATGTTGGCATTTCTTTAGCTGCGGGCTGCGCCTCAGCTTTTGGTTTTTCTAAATCTTCAAGTGTTTTACGTGGCATATCAGCCCTCCCAATTTTCTATATGCTTAATATATTCTGACATTGAATGGTCGGAAAAATTATCAATTTTTCCTTTTTTAATTCCCATCCACATGCCTCGACATTGATCTTTCATACGCTGCCATACAGTTAACGGTCTTAAATTTCCATATGCATTAATATAATGTTCTTCTCCGCAATGTCTAAATCCCATGGTCCATAATGGTACTCTTGTAACAATATCATTATTGTTTACCCATCTATGATGTGTTGTGCAAAAACTTTTTACATAAGTAGGCCATCCTACTCTTGGAGATCCAAATGTATGTAATTCAATAGGATTATTCAAATCAATATTACATTCAGCTCTGTTTGCAATAATTGTAGCCATTGCTGCACCTAGTGAATGACCGCATACCCATAAATCTTTAGTAACATTAGTTTTGCGAATAATGTCTTCTTCGATCATTGGCCAAATGTCATCAACTTCTGTTTTAAATCCTTTGTGAACTCTTGAAACAGTTTCGGCCATTACTGGTATAGCTCTTAAATCGGCTTTAATATCATTAAATGCTGTAGGTTCTGTACCTCTACATGCAATTACTAAATCTGTTTTATTTTGGAATCGCCAAGCTTGAGCACCATCTTTGTTATAAAATTCAATGGTAGTAAACCCTAGTTTTTTTGCTTGTTTAGTAGCATCATTACTATAAGCTAATTCTGCTAATTTTGCAAATAATAGACTACGTTCCTTTAGTGTCTTTTCTTTTATCATTATTGCCCTCTAAATCTTTTAATCGAATTTCAATTTCGTCTATCTTTTTAGTTACATGCGGATACTTTTTACGCCATGCATCCTTAGGTTGTTGTAGCCAAGTCCATCCCCATCGACTAACTAAAAAATCAACAGTTAAATCAAACTTAGCATATAACCATAATCCTAGTCGTGTGCTTTGAAAATACGTTGAAAATGCAAGACCAAATACTGAACCAATTAATGCTGTATAGATCCATAGGCGATCGTTTGCCATTCTTTCAATCATGTCCCACATAGTAATCCCCAATTTATCTACCCTTATTTATTCTATAGTTTCATTAGATTGAAGAGCATTTTCATAATATACAATAATTTCAGTTTGTTGATCTAAATATCTTCGCAAGTCAGCAACATTTAGTGCAAGATTTTCATAGTCTTGCATCGAAAGTACTACATATGCAAGTTCGCCATGTTCTTGTGTAAAATCTTGCACAAATTTTTCATAATTATCTTTAGTTACAACGTAAATACGAGTGTCAACTAAATCAATTGGTTTTGGGCGAGTTACTATCGGTACTGATACTTTCTGTATCTCTGTTACTATTTTTACTTCCGGTTCCGGTCTTAGGCTGCAACCAGTTAGGAAGAGGAGTACTGCCGTCCCCGCCAGTACTAGTTTCAAGTTCTCGCCATAGTTTAGCTGTAGCACCATTCATCCTTTCTTCTAAATCATCACTATCTTTTATAGCATCTTGTACTAGATCTAATTCACGTAATCGTTTTCGTAAATTATCGCCATACGCTTCGGCCTTTTGTAAATCAGATTGTAGCCTTGCTGTACGCTTTGCATTTTTTACAGCTTCCTCTTGTAGTACTTCAATACTAGATTCAGCTGTGTCAACAGCAACTTCGAGTTTTGTGTTATTACTGTGCAATACAGCAATGCGTTCCTGTGTTTGCTTGTAATACCACGCACCAACACTGCCCATTGCTAATGTTAACATAAAAAATATGATGGCTAACTTTGCACCCATCCTGCCTATCCTAGTAACTTTCCCAAAGTTTTTGGTCCAACTATTCCGTCAGCAGTTAACCCGTTTGCTTTTTGCCATTTTTTAATAACACGTTCTGTTCCAGGTCCAAATATACCATCTGCAGGAGAAATATCAAGCTTTTCTTGCACCTCGGCCACCAATTGTCCACGCGAACCTTTGCGCACAGTTTGATTGTAGTCAGTTTCAGGTTCTTCATAACCTCCACCTAGTACATCAAGTGCATGAATGTAATGCTTTTTACGATCTGCAAGTCCAATTGTTCCGCCATTGATTCTTTTGGTCATACCTACAATATCTTGATTATCGCAATATTTGTTTATATTATTAGTATCCCAGAACCAACATGCTGAATCAAGTGCGCCTTTTTTAGTGCGTACATATTCAACAGCATCAGTTGGTGTCATTTCAACTGCTTCACTGAACTTTGTATAATTATATCTGCCTGTAAGTTGTAGTATGCCACCACCCCTAAATCTCCAGCCATCACCGGTAGCGGTATTGCCGTTGTCCATTCTACTTGCGTAAATAACATTAGCAATTTTTTCAGGTTGTCTATGATAATCATTTGCATCTCTTCCTGCACGTTTAAAATATTTTGGAAAAATAGTATTAAGTGCTTTAGCACTATAGTTTAAATTTTCGCTTAGTACACGAAATCCTGCAGATTCGTGACCACATTGTGCTACAAATCCAGCAACACGTTCGATAGTGTCTACTTCCCAAAGTGGTAGTATTTCGCACATTGCATGATACCAGTCTTTCCAATCATCTCTATGGATTAACTCTTCGGCCATCCATTCTTCAAATTCAAATTTAAAATGTTCTTTTGCCATTATTTATTTTCCTCTAAGTTGGTGCAATTTTTACAACTGCATTGGTGACAAATTTTAGTTGTTATTGGCGGACTGTCGTAATTTTGTAAATCTTGATAATATGGTAGTCCACAATGAGATATTCTTCCGCAATTTTGACAATAAGATATTCTGTTATGTTCTTTCAACAACTAGGGTATAATCCTTATTTTCAAAGGTTAATGTTTTGTTACCATATTTAGTAACATTATAGTCTCCGATATATTTTGTTAAAAATAAAATTTCTGCATAATCATTCATATTTATACGATCAGTAATACTTTCGTATATATCGTTAGTTTTGCCAAAGTCCTTGATTACCAAGGACACAGGATCAGCATATGATTTTTTTAATGTAAGTATATCATCATTGAATGACACTTCGTTTAAAAAACTTTTATTAAAAAAATTATCAGTATTATTTAAATTCGACTCTGAAACAATAGCGTCATACATTTTTGTATCTGTTGGAACATGTAATGATAACATTTCGATATTAACCGGAAAACTTTTAAATCCTTTATAGTATCTAAATTTAAATTTATTTCGATTTGTTAATTTTTTAATTCCATCAATAAGCTCAATTATATTTTCTGGTAGTTTTGAATCTCTTTGGATTTCAACAAATACTTTATACATACCATCATCTAATTCGCCGGTACTTTGTCCAGCATCAAGTACAAAACTGTATCCATTTTCAATAAATGAAACAAAATCTTTTGCTGCGTCTTCGTAGGAAACAGTAAAACTTAGTACTGCAATATCAGAATCGCTGCCCATCTTACTTTTATAGCTATCTATATGAAATATTTTATAAACAAGGTCTTGTAAATCACCTTTTCGAAGAGTCATTATAGTTCTGCTCCTTCTATACCTGCCCCAGCTAAGTCGTCAACAGGTTGTTCGGCTTGCATTTGTGCTTGCATTTGACCTTCTTTTTCTTCAACTTCAGACTCGGCTTGATCTTGTGTTGCTAATGTGGTACTGTACATATCACTTAACAGTTTAATAGGCATCTTAATTTCAACAATCCATATTGGTAAACGTTCAAGGATACCTTTTTTAGTACCGGGTCGAATATCTGATGGTTTTTTAATTTTTTTAGGCTTAACCAAATGAGATTTTTGATAAGTTAATTGACAGTCATAATCTAATAGTCTTTTGCCTCCCATAGGATCCGGCATTGACTTTCGCGGCCATGATACTTTTATTGATACCCAGTGCCTACTTATAGTTGGGCCAGACACAATTTCTCCATCTTTCCAATTATCATATACATATAAATCAAGTTCATCAAGAACTCTTTCCATATCTTTTAAAATAGAAAATGAACTATTATTATCGTAAATATTTGCAATATTTTTTATAATATCAATTTCGTCTAAAATATTTGTCATCGGTTTTCCTAAGTATTACATACTTATTTATCATTATGCGTTTTCAATGTATATAGTTTATTATTATCTCTTTTGGTTAAATACAATTGCAGGGAAGGAGTTTTCCTGTAATAGGAAAATTCACCCTGAATCCATAAAGAGGAGACATTAATGGGTAAAGCTAGAGCCGCTAAAAGGCAAGCAACTTTTCAAAAAAAAATTAACAACAATGTTGTTAAATTAAATACGGTCCTTCCTAAAAAGAATAAAAATGTTCATATATTACCAAGGAATAAAAATCAAGAAACATATGTACTAACCCTAACTGATCCGGAAAAAGACATAGTCTTTGGAATTGGACCAGCAGGAACTGGCAAAACTATGCTGGCATGCCAAGTAGCAGTCCAGTCGTTTTTTTCAAAAGAAGTTGATAAAATCATAGTTACTCGTCCAGCAGTAAGTAATGATGAAGATTTAGGATTTTTACCTGGTACACTAGAAGAAAAAATGGCGCCATGGACTAGGCCTATTTTTGATGTATTTAGGCAATATTTTTATGCTAATGAAATTGAAAGTATGATAAAAGAAGGAGTAATTGAAATATCTCCGTTAGCATATATGCGCGGCCGAACGTTTAAAGATGCATATATAATTGCAGACGAAATGCAAAATGCAACACCAAACCAAATGAAGATGTTATTGACTCGCATTGGAGATAATAGTAAAATGGTAGTCACTGGCGACCTAGCACAAGCAGATCGAATAAAGGACAACGGTTTAGTTGATTTTATTAAACAGTTTAATCGATCATCTAGTTCAAAAATTGCAACAGTTCAGTTTAATCAAAAAGATATCGAACGTCATGATGTTGTAAAAGAAGTACTCAAAATTTATGGTGATGAGTAGAGTATAGGGGATTTTCCCCTATACCATCTTCTTTTCGTAATTTAGCATCAATTTGCTTCATTGTAGCTGCACTATCGACGATAAATTCATGTATACATGGTTTGTATATTCCTTCCCAACCTGATAGTTCAGTATCGGCTGCAAGATTTGCTAATTTTTTAGTACTGAAAACTCCAGCTAGATATTTGTGATGATTATTAGTATTTTGAGAAACCATTTCAAGTATATACATTTTAAATATCATTTGCCAATGGAAAAATTTCTGAAATTACTTTTGCACATTCTACAGCAACTTCCATATGTTCTTTTTGTGTGCCATTGGCACTACGCAATTCAATATAGTGTATCCAGCTACGTATAGTACCATTCATGTACAACCTTGTTTTAGTAAGCCCTTCAGGCAAAACTTTACGTGCTACTTCTTTTGCTATGCCATTATTAATAGCCCAATCATATGCTCTACCTGATGTATAAATTACATCTTGTTGTAATTCTTCCCACTTGGTAATTAGTTCAGCCATACCTTCTTGGCCAAGATCAATGTCAATTGAATTTTGACGATTTTTTGTATCTTGTAATCTTGCTTCACTTGTAACAAATACTTCGCCCATCTCGCCTGGCTCAGCATATCTTTGTGAAAATTCTTGAAAAGCAAAACTTCTATGTCGTACAATTTGGTGTGCAATGTCACGTGTTGTTTCAATTTCAATAACAGCATTAACCATTTCAAGTGGTGACCAATGTTGATGTTTGATTAAATACTTAATCAAACGTTCACTTGTTTCGGTATTAATTTGTGCAGCAGGATTACTTACTTTTGCACAAAATGCAATAAGTTCCTGTAAATCTGTTAATCCTTCTGCTGCAAACTCATCTGTTGCTTTACTGTAACTAACTAAGCGAACGGCCATTCGTTATAATCTCCTTTTAAATTGTCAATTCTATTTTGTAAAAATGCGATTGTAGTATGTATATGTCCAGTGTCGTGTGGTTGTAAAAGAGTTTTATAGTAATTTAGCTCTTCTTCAAGTACATTAACTCGGACAATGTCATTTATTAATGTTTGGTTGTTCATTTAATAACCTACGCATTGTTTGCGTTGCTGTTGTTTTGAACCATCTTGGTGCTATGCTGTGTATTATTATAATAGGCACCAACAGTTGTAGCGTCAATGCAATCTTAATAGCATGTGTCATATGCTGTAATCCAGTCATTCCAACTTCTTCTAAATGTAGTTTACATTGCTTACTTAACATTAGTCTCCCTTTCCAGGTGCTTCGCTAAAATATTGCATTTTATCTTCAACACCGTGCCACTTATCTGCATCTGCAGGAACGTCATCTTTCCTCATCTGTGTAATATTAGGCCATAACCCTGCCCATTTTTCATTAAATTCAACCCATTGTTCTGCATCTGCCTCTGTATCTGCTATAATTGCATCTGCCGGACATTCGGGTTCGCATACGCCGCAGTCGATACATTCATTGGGCATAATTACTAACATGTTTTCACCTTCGTAAAAACAGTCCACAGGACATACTTCTACACAATCCATGTGCTTACATTTAATACAAGCATCATTTACAACATATGTCATACAGTACCTAATTTAATTAAAGTAGCAGCAAGATTAATTTCAGGATCTACAACTAGTGTATGATCAACTAATCCTTGTTTTATAATTAATACAGATTTGTCTTGTTGAGCTTCATTGCCAAATAGTTCAATATTATCATATAGCCAACGATAAATTTCTTCCATCTCTTCTGCACGAACAGTGCCGCACAACAGCTTTCTTGCTTCGTGTATCTTGCCGGCTTTGAACAATTCGACCATGTCAAGTTTCCAATCAGCTGCGCCACTATCGCCTTCATTGGGCTTAACCAGCACACCATCAGTACTGTTCATTTGTACGGTGTTAATACACTTTCTCAAATCAGGATATGTGCCTTTAACATATGTATCTAATGTATCTAAATCTGGAGTAATACCTTCAGTAATAAGAATTGTTGCTACTCGTGCTGTAAACTCTGTTTGATCAACTTTGGCAATATGAAATCCTTGACATCTACTATGAATAGCTGGAATAATACGGTTAGGATAGTTACATGTTAATACAAATCTAGCAGTACTATGATATTCTTCCATAACACCACGTAATGCTGCTTGGGCATTTGGCGACAAATAATCTGCCTCATCAAGTAATACAACTTTAAATTCACCAAATGGAATCATTTGCACAAAAGAAATAATCTTATCTCGTACATCGTCAACACTATTTGTACGACTTGCATTTATTTCTAATAGATCAAGTGGATTAACTTCTAGTTCGTTGAAAAGTAATTTTGCAAGAGTAGTTTTACCTATTCCAGCATTGCCACTAAACAGCAAGTGTGGAATAGATTTGTCTTTAATCCAAGTGACCACTTGATTGCGTTGTGCGTCATCTTTAAATACATAACCGTCAATAGTCTTTGGTCTATACTTTTCTACCCATAGTTCTTTCACGTGTTTTCCTTATCTCGTTTTGTTACATGCTGATTAATAACATATTGTGGAATCTCAGGACATGCATATGCAATTTCGTCTTCGGTATATGTATCAGGATGTCTGATACCATATTTATTCATTTGATCTAATGCCCAGTCTGTTACTTCGTCTTTGTTTTTAAATTTCATTAAAGTCTCCTATAATTAACTATAACATTTTTTAAAGTATTTGTCAAGGTTTCATGCCTTTTCTAGTAAACTCTTTAGCACGTTTGATCTGTTGTTGTTCAGTTAGTCGACTACTCAACGAAAGATGCTGCTTCCATAATGCATACAATTTACTTTTTTTATTTTTTGTTTTCATTGATTTTTTGCCATGATAAGCTATTTGCATCAACTGGAGTATTACCAATATATTCTTCGCCTGATTCTAAATCAATTAGTTTCCATTTTTGTGGAGTATCTGTTACTACTCCTAGTGTAAATTTTTTATTAAATCTTTTAGCAGTTGTGCCGTCTTTTAATTTTCTATCATTCATTTTTTGAGTTCTCTAATGCATATTTCATCATTCTTTCTGGTATCATACATATCCATATGTACAATGGCCAGAATATTAAATTACCAATTAGTATATCCCACCACATTATAAATTTCCTATATATCTTGCTACATCAACCATTCTACAACTAAATGCCCATTCATTATCGTACCAAGCTAATACTCGAACTAAATGATTATTAATTACTCTTGTTTGATCTGGTGCAAAGATGCAACTTTCTTGAGTAGTATTAAAATCACTACTTACTAATGGAAGTGCTTCGTAGCCGATAATGCTCTTCATATCAGTATCGGCATGCTCTTTAACAACTGAGTTTATTAGATTTTCATCAACTTCTTTTTCAACTTGTACTGTTAAATCAACACAACTTACGTTTGGAATTGGTACACGTAATGCACTACCTTTAATTTTTCCTTCCATAGATGGATAAACGTCTTTAAGCGCCGTCGCAGCACCAGTACTAGTTGGAATGATATTTACACCACTTGCCCGCGCTCGATAAGGATCTTTATGCTTTTTGTCAATGGTATTTTGGTCACCTGTATAACTATGTATAGTAGTCATTTGACCGGCTATAATTTGATAGTTTTCGTCTAGTACTTTTACTATTGGAGCAAGGCAATTTGTAGTACAACTTGCGTTACTTACTACACGATCATTTGATACTATATCAGTGTGGTTAACTCCATAAACTACAGTACGTTTACAATTGTTAGCCGGCGCACTAATAACAACTTTTCTAGCGCCGTTAATAGTATGTGCAATACATTTTATACCATCGTTATAAGCACCAGTACATTCTAACACTACATCTATATCATGCCATTTAATTTTATTAATATCACGTTCTTCAGTCCACACTATAGGATCTGTTATTGGTCCATTATATCTGCCATGAACACTATCATATTTTAATAAATGCATATTTGTTTCTCTGCCACCAGTAGCATTAATTTGTACAACTTGCATATCGTGACATTTATTCATAATGTATCTAGCTACACATCGACCAATCCTACCAAAGCCGTTTATACCAATCGATAGCGGCCTAGACATCTTCTTTACCTTCTTGTGCTTTCTTTTTTCGTCTTTGATAAAATCCGCCTGTATATTGTATATCTTCGGTACGGGCTCCGGGTGTTTTTACTTCAATTTTTCCGCCTTTGTTGAGATAGTCTTGTATGAGAGCATTGTCCTCATCGGACATTTTACGTGGTGTTGGATTCATATATTTAATTCCTTATATACCATTTGAACTCCTTTTGCTTGGAAATAAGCATCAGCTAGTGCGTTATGTAAATCACTTTGCATCGATTTACGAGGATCAACTTTAGCCATTGAAAATAGTGTTCGACTATCTCGAACTTGCCAGAATTGCCACGGAATGGCTTTGCCTTGTTGCCTTAGCATATCTTCAATAATTGTAATGTCAAATCCATAGCCATGACCCCAAAGTACATCTACTCCAACCATCCATTTTGGCAGAGTGTCTAAGAACACATTAACATGTTCTCGTCCTTCGGTTCCAAATGCTTCATCTTGAATTTTTTGATCTTGTTTGCCCCACCATAAAATAGTATCTTCGTTTACACTGCGATCTTGACTGTCAATATCTAGTTTATAATAAAATTCACTGTGAGGCTCTGCGTTTGAGTTTGGATCAAACTTAACTCCGCCTACTGTTAATACAACAGCATCAGGTTTAACATCTAATGTTTCTAAATCAATCATTGCATGGACTGGCATTTAGAATTATCCTTTTATATTTTTTTTAGGGTTAACAAATTGTGACAGTTGAGGTGCTTCCCAGCCTTCGGGCTTTAGTACTTTACCATCTTCACGTTTGTGAACTTTACCAGTGTCTGGATCAATCTTAGCAAAGTTTGTATCCATCACTTCTTTCCAGGCTGCTTCTCCGTCCCAACCTGCAGCACGTATCGCACCCATAGTTACAACCAAGATGTCAACGAGTGCGTCAAGCTGTTCAACTTTGTCGTTGTCTTGGATAGCTTCTTCTAACTCGTCCGTTTCCTCACGAATTAGATCGAGATACATTTTGTAGTTTGCTTCACTTGGCGGCTGGTCACACGCTGAGCCAAATCGTTCGATATCGTTAAATGGATTAGTCACTTATGCTTCCTTATCAAAATATTGACCGGCATTATATTCGGGCTTTTCAACATACTTTTGAGAATCAAATATTGCACTACTAGCTTCCATATTACGCATAGCTTCTCTTACACGATTCTGCATTGATTCTGCTAATAAACGTGCTTCTTCTCGTGACTCTACATTTAATAATACAGTACTACGGTCTACTTGATTAACTACTCGTAGAGGTCTATCTGGTGGTGGCACTGCATTAGGCGGTTGTGTTTCTGAATTTGGAAATTGAGCTCCGTAATTTTGTGCAGCTCTAATCCTCAATTGTTCAGCTATTTGTTCTTGCTGTTGCATCCATTTTTGATATACTACTCCGGGGATTGCTGCTGTTGCTTGTATTTCACTCAATGCTCATCTCCAAATTGTACTCCATCAGGCTTATCATCTGAATACATTAAAATACTTTCTGTTTCGATCATCCTTAGTTCTTTTTCACCATTACCGTCGTCGACATTAAAACTTCTAGTCCAACGTCCGTGTTCAACTAACACCCAATCACCTGTTTGATAATTATCTGTGTTATCTGGACCTTTGGCATGTACTTGTCCCCAGCGGGGATATATTCCTCTTGTTGAACCGTCGTCGCTACGTATTATAAGTCCTTTAGCAGTTGTTTGTTCACCAAAGTGCATATTAGTAACAATAACTCTATCTCCAATTGGATTAAGTTTTCCTTTAATTGCTTTTGTGTAATTTAAAACCATTATTCACCTTTTTTAATAAAATTACCTTCGTCATCTTCAATCCATTCAGCAGTTTCTTCAGCTGTAGCACCTTCGGTGTCTTTGTTATCAACAACTTCCTCTGATACAACTTCTTCATCTTTTACTGTTTCGGGATTTTGATAATATTCGCTCATGATATCTTCTCGTTTTCGTATAATTGTACCGCCAGGCCCTAATTCGTCTCCTCGGGCATTTACACGAGCATTTCCTACAGCTGGAGTAAGTTCGTTTCTTGAAATAAGCAAATCAAGGTCAATATGCTTTCCTTGGGCTGTTTTATACATTTTTCGTCCTGGTGTTCGCATTGCCATAATTTTATCTTTCTCCTTGCGTCATTGCTGATATTTATCTAATGAATTCTTTCCAATCTAAGTCAAATTGGATTGAATTAATTCTATGTACTCCTATTAAGTATAACACATAACTTGCTACAGAGCTACCTCTACCTACACCCCACACGATATTATTTTTACGCATAAAGTCTACAAGATAGATCATATAACGTAGTAAATTTATCATATTATGTTTTTCAAATGCTAATAATTCTTCTTCAACTCGTTGCCATTCTTTTGATAGCATACATGTTGCTAATGAACCTGTGTTAATATTTTCTGCTAATTTTGTTTTTAGAAATTCTTTAACTGAAATTTCTTTATATTCTTCGGGCATAAACCATTCACTTTGACATACATTATCAAATGTTTTTTCGTCTACATCTAGTGAGATATATTTTTGTAAACCCAAAAGTCCTTGTTCTTCCATTGCTGTGTTAAACTTATCTATATCATCATTTTGATCACAGAGGACTATATGACATTTATCTATATTTCCACTATAGATCATGTCAATTAAGTCGCGGTTAGTAAATCGCGGAATACCTAGCGAGTCTGTTTTCATAAGCATACATATATATTAACTTACTTTGATAAGTTTGTCAATATCAGAATTGGATTTTTCTTGATTTATTTTTGTTTTAAGTCTATTTTGTAACTCTAATTTATAATCGTCAATTAGTAATACCATCTGTAATCTTATTTGTTCATTATCTGTCATAAAATAAACTTTGTTAAGACGTTGAAGTTTTTCTTCAAGTTCACTAGTTGATATTAAACTTAGATTTTCAACGTGTGGATGAAGATTCATTATGAGAATGCACCAATGTATCTAGCAAAAAATGTTATAGAATCATAAGTTGAAACTTCTATCATTAATGGTGCTGATTCCGATGTTACACGTATGTTAGATGTGCTAGTTATCCATGTATTACCATCAGTTAGTATAGTTGAACCAGCTGGGCCAACTAGTGATATAGTCTTCGGCGAAGAAACAGTTCCTCCACTTAGAAATAGTTTCATTTTTCCATAACCATCAATTGGAAAATCACTAAATGTTAGAGTAATATCATTAGTAGCTTTTATAACAAACACATGTGCTTGTGACCATGATAAAGATAAATTTGCACTAACTCCGGTTGAGTTTGCAGTATTAGTACTTTCTTTATTTGCTAAAAAGTTTGCATAAGATATTGTGTTTCCTGCAAAATTGTTAGCAGCATTTACTTTACACGATCCTGCTTGTAAATCTGTTATTTCGGTACTAGTGGTTGTAAGTGCAGTTTTAACAATATTAAAGTTATCACGAAATCCTTGACTATCATTGTCAACTCCTGCTACTGGATAGTTTTCATCTATTGTTGAATAAGTAATATTGCTTGCCATTTTCTTTTCCTTTAACTTATGTTATTTATACTATTTAAACATTGAATAACTTATTACCGAATGAAACAAATTGAGGATACATGTAATCGTTTGTTTGACTAATTAAGTATCGATTAACACGGTATTCGATACTTTTAAAATCAAAACTTGAATTTTTTATATTTAATGCTATTTCTGCAGATTTACCAGGAATTGTATACACTAGTGGTACTACAAATGCATAACCTAATTCTTTTAATCCAGTACCCTGTGCAGTACGCATCCACAACGGAGTAAAGTCATAAGAATTTGTTCCTATTGAATTAATTCTTTTTCTCATGTTATCTATGTTTGAAATATGATAGCGAGAAAATCCAGTTTGACTAGTTTCAATAGCATCACTATCGATTGTTAATCCTCCTGACAGTGGCCTAAATCTCCAAGAAGTATTATCATTAACATCATTATATGATTCACTGTGAATTGTAATAGTGCCTCTAGGTGAAATACTACTAAATGCCATATTTGTTTCGCCAGTATCTGGTTTTGCTGAATCAATTAATGGTACGTATACAACCTCGTACAATTTATTATTTGTACCAGGTTCATTAGCAAATGCAGTTAAAACATTGCCAAAATAATAACTTTTTTCTGTATGGTTACGTCCGACTACTGATATATATTCGACCATATTTTTACGTATAATACCGGCATATACTAATGATTTAAGATCTCGTTGAATGCCAAAATTTGGATCATTTTCTCTATAAATATTACGAGGTACAAATATTGAAGTATCATTAATAAACGAATTAAAAAGATTACGTTGATCAGTTTCAATCATTGGCAGAAAATGTATATCACTATAATTATTTTTATCAGTATCGTCAATTGTTAATGTAAATGTTCTTGAAATTTCGCTGTATTGAAATCTATCTTTAGCTTGTATTGTAAATTTATATACTTTATCATACGATTGTGTATTATTATCAAATGTAGTAGTACCATTATCAAAATAACTTAATCCAGGATTAGCAACAGTTCCATTAATAACTACAGTTCCAATTAATTCTCCAGTTGTTGTTAACTTAATACCTGGTGGTAATTTTCCTGAAGTTACAGTATATACTAAATTAGTATCCAAATTAATAGTAGTAGCTTTTACTGAAATTAAACTTGGCCTATTAGCTTTTAAAGTTCCTAAGTTTGCCGAAGTGTTCCAAGAAATTGTACTATCAACCTCTCCTATAACTTTTAAACTGAATGTTCGTGAATTAGTAGCTGTTTGTGATTCAATAATACCAAATGTTTTTTCAAAATAATTACCTATTGTAGCACCAATGCTAATACTTCTTGTTTGAGCTAATAATGCTGTAATAGTAGTAGTTAATTTAATTATATCAATATTAGCAGAAGTAGTTACAATAACATTACTACTATCAGTTGTTATAAATGCTGATTTAATTCTGTTGATATTTGTATTATTAGAAAATGCTGGAACAGTTATGTTTATGGTCTTTTGATTAGTTGATACTGTAGCATTAGAAAATATTTCATATTCAGATGTACCAAAATATGATTGTAGGTTTTCTAGATCATTACCAGACCCTATAGTAGTATTTAATTGTACATTAGCATTAGCTTCTCCGGCTGTAATACTATAGGTTATATAAGGATATACTTCCTCAATTAGATAATTTTCAGTTGACGAAAAAGTTAAAGTTTTATTTTTATAAAAATTTCGATCGTTTTCATCTAATGATTCACTAAAGAAATAGTTTTGTCCTATAGCTGCATCTTTATGTAGTACTAACGGTGAATATCCTTCTAGAGGTTGAAGAGGAGTACTAAATGTAATTTCATCAAATATTGCACCTGATACTGCACCATTAATTATATAACTTTTACCTTCAAATACAACAGTTTGATCAACTAATGATGCAAGATCGTCAATACCGTCAGCTAGTCCTAATGGTAATTTTACAATCTTAATAGTATAGTTGTTTGCAAGTATATCAGCACTACAAGAAGCGTATACAGTAACAGCGCCATCGTTGGTTGTGGTTCTAAGAGCAGTAAGTGTAAATTTATAATTTTCTGATACAGCAGGTTTATACGGAATTATTCCAGCTATTTCACCAGTTTTATTATCTAATGTTAATCCTTTAGGAATTGCACTAGTAGTGCCATCATCATTTAGACCTTCAAGTGCATAACTAATTGTGCCTCTAACTGAATTTTGATCTTCAACATCAAAAAATAATGTAGCATAATTATTAGCTCGAATAGTGCCAAGGTCAGCTGCCGTTAACCATATTGGAACTCTTGTGTCTGTTGCATCAGCAGTAAATACTCCATTTGATGCCTTCATTATTTCGTTATCAGCTTTTACAAATGTATCTGAAACTATAAATGCACTAAATGATCTTTTTACAAGAGAAATTCCATCAGTGATTGTTACTGTAAACTGATAGGTCCTATTTAATTTTCTGTAAGATCTTAGCACTTCTGATGTAGCACTATCGGTGTATTGTAAAGTATAATCAAACGGAATATCAGTATACGGTGCAGAATCATAGCCTATATCAGCAGGGGTATAGATAGTTCCAGTTAGGTTAGCTTCTAAACTTAGAATTGGATCAACTTTGCCTGTAATCTTTCCTGATTTTGTTAGTTCAAGACCAGGAGGTAGTTCTCCATCCTTGTTGCCAATATAATATTCTAACACATTGCCTGCTGGTAAATCAACATCAGTTGCTTCTAATTGATAATCAATATAACTGTTGTCAAGTACAAAATACAATTTGTTAGGTCCAATTCCTAACGCACCTGTAGGTGTTGCCCATTGTGGTTTGTCCTGGCCATTAATTAGTATCGACAGTGTACGATCTTGTATTCCACTTGATGACGTTGCACGAATTACAAATGTACTTTTTGTACTTCGTGCAACTTCAAGTGGAACACCTGTAATTTGATTATTTAACAAGTATAAACCTATGGGTAATTTTCCACTTTGTACAGTAGTAGTAATTCCAGATAGCGATTCAAGAGGCAGTGTTAAAGAAGTTTCATTTCTTTCTTCAATACTGGCAAGCTGATAATTGTTATCTACTGTCCACTGTGGTAGCATATCTACCTCTTAACCTAGGTTGCCAAAGTCGGTAGTCATCTGCGTTGGATTTGTAAAGGTGCCATAGTCGACTATATTATTAAATGCTAAAAATTCAAGCCATGTTGTAACACTTGGTGTAATACCTGCATGATCAAACGCTAATGGCTCATTAAATCTTCCTGCACCGCCAGATATAGTAATTTCATCTGTGCCTTGCGTAACAGTTATTCCATGCCCAGCAGTTATAGATCGAAGTGATTCAACTCCGTTAGCTTTATTTTTAAATATTTGTGCGCCTGCACCTACATTTGCAATAGAATAAGAATCAATTTCGGAAAAATTAGAATTAAATTTTACAAATGCATCTCTGAGATTATCACCAGTGCCGTCATTTGCCGAACTTCCGATATTAGCTAGTTGTATTGACATGTTTATACCTTTCTGTTTTATATATTTATACTCTTCCGATGACTATTTCAACTACTCCGCGAGCATCATCAGTTTTATTTTCTAACGACTTTCCTAAAACGGTTCCTATTTTAGCTTCATTATCAACTATAGCATATCCAGGTATAGCACTAGTAACTAGTAAATCACCTTTTACAACATTACCTAATACTTTGCAAGGAACTCTGCCTTGCAATGCTAGTCCTATTACAAATTCTCCTTGTAATGCGCTGTTCATTAAATGTGCAGGATTTGTAGTAACTACTCCTGCTGCTCTACGATCACCTTTACTGTCACAAATTGTAACTTCACGGTCGCCGCCAAACACCAGTACAGTGCCTGGTTCATAATCAGCATCACTTAAATAATTCTCTGCAAGGTCAGCATATTGAGCGTTGGTTGCAGTACCGTGGAAAGTTTCAGCATATACAGCAAGCCATTTATTACCGCTTGCTCCGAGAGACGAACCACTGTTACCACTGCTTTGGTTAGTACGTGGTGTTATATCGCCGCCGGCGTTAATAATTATGTTTTCAAGCGTAAGTGTATTAGTATCTGGCTGGTATTTAAATCCATCATCAGTGAACAGGCCTAGATCGCCTGTGGCATTTGCTGTAAAGTTTACAAAATGACTATCTGCGTGAGTATTACGGGCTGTAACTTCAACCGTTGACGATGCTGGATTGAAGCTACTACTTATACCAATGGTGATTGTGCCGCCAGATTCAGTCACCTCAATCTCGGCGGGCGTACCATTAAAGTTCATTGTGCCGCCTAATGCTACAGCAGTAGTTGATCCTGCGCCACCAGCTTGAAGAGTAATAGTGCTGTTTGTAAGTTTTCCATTTGCAATCGATCCGGCCAGTTGAGCATTTGAGACACCTAATGGCTTAATTGATACAGCACCACTACTGACCGCGAAGTCTCCTGAGCCAAAACTTGCAATACCTTTTACACTTGTAGTAGCATTGTTAAGGTCGAGCTTGCTTTGTGCAATAGCAGCATCACTTTTAACATCATCATTTACAATAACACCTGTTGCTATGGCTGTTGTGATTGTATTAGCAGCACTTCTAGTTAGAGTTACATCACCACCAACTGTGGCATTTTCCCATTTAGGAGCTGGTGGAGAACCAGCGGCATCGGCATTATACACTAATAAATCCGATGCCGCTAAACTGGTCATAGTAGTGTCAGTTAATTCCTCTAGCGTATCATATAGTGCAGTTTGGGCATCTACGTATGATTTATTTGCTGCATCACCGTTTGAAACTGGCGTACCAACTGAAGTAATTAGATTTCCGCCCATAGCAAGTATGCCGGTCATTACGCCGCCGCTTGCTTTAACTGCGCCGCCTGCAAGTATGTCGTTTGGGTCGGTTAATGCACCGGTCCGGTCCCATCCTAAGCGTTTGTTAATATAACCTTCAATTGCCGTTTCGGTTGGAACAGTATCAGACTGAGCGTTAGTAAATGAAGTGTCAGTTGAGAACTCTCTTACTTGTACACCACGTTTAAAGCCAATACCGTCAATATTTGTCAATACAATAGCTGCATTAAATGTAATACTACCAGTACCTTGGTCAACTGTAAAGAATCGACCTACGCGGAAGAAACCGTCTTGGTCTGTACTAGCAAAAAATGCTCTACCTCTATTGCGCTCTTGTACTTGTGCTTTTGCACTAGTTCCGTCTTCGTCAATTGCTTCAGATGCGGTAACCGTGCTATTAACAGGCTTTCCAAATATTCTATCAGGATAGTTTGTTTCATTATAAGTTCCGCTACCAATATCAAGGAAGTCATGACTTGTAGCACGGCATGTTGAAATATCAACAGTGACCGTAAACGGATCGTTAATTGGTCTTCCTAGCTCAATTGAAACATTTCGTCCAGTTGGACTAACAACCGGTGCTGGTAATCCAGTTGGATTACTACCAGCGATGATATCATAACTTTTTGTAAATGTTAAAATTGATACGTTAGGACCACGTACTCTTGCTCTCATGGTTGTTTGGCCAGTTACATTAGGGTCGCTACTGCCAATGAATGGAATAGTTCTAGCTTCGTTGTTGTATAAATCGAACTGAAGATTGTTTGAACCTGATACTGCCTGTATGTAAAATTCTGATCCGTCTGGAAATACTGCGGTTGTAGTTTCGCCTGCTAATATTATTTTATTACCGGTTGTAAATCCTACGTCGGTTGTAATAGTCATTCGATACACAGTACCGCCAAAGAAAGATATGCTAGATACATTAGCAACTGTGGTAACATGAGCATCATGATAATTTGATACATTAAATACTGCACCTTCCCATGCAAATTCCATATCATTGCCTGCAAGTAATCTTGTTTTTTCATCTTCTGTAAATCTTCTTGTTAGAATAATGTTTTCATCATTTGCTGTAGCGCCAAGTGTTCTAGTGTTTGTGCCGGCTAAAGTTTCTCTAGCAGCAACAGTTATTGTACCAATCATACCAACATGATTTGCACATTGATAATAGTAAGTTCCAGTTGCCTCAGGCGACCAACTTACAACACCAGAAACTGTTCCTTGGTTGGTTGCAGCTGGTCCACTTACATCAGCGCCACCGTTGGCCACTCTAATGTGAAAAGGATGGCCTGCTGCGTCTACAGTAAAATTAACAGTGTCTCCTATTTTCATTGTAACTGCTGCGTTGGTGCCGCTTACTGCACCAGTTAGTACGTATCCTGCGGTGCCTGAATTTGTAACATTGATGTTTATTGGTTTTCCTATTATTTCATACCCTTTGTCTGTGGTACTAGTACTTGCATATGTTGTATCAGTATTAGTACTTAAACTACTAACCACAATATCGCCATGATCATTGTCAACTGGTATTGGAATATATTGATAATTACTGTCAAATGTCATTCGTGAGTCTAATGCATTATTTGCAACATTAATACCCGAAACAATAGTATTTTCAATTGACAGTGTTCTATACGTAATAGTTGGTGCTGCATTAAACACAAACGCAGTACTTGGTCTAGTAACTGTACTAGAAGTTACTCCGTGAACTAATAACGCACTTTTGGCTTGATGTGTAATAATTTGGCCATGGTCAGTCACGGTAGTTAATCCAGATGAAGTAATACCAACTCCGGTGGTCATTGCAAGAGCCCATACTTTTGTTTGAATAGCACTACCGCTTTCACATAAAAGTGCTGGAACAGTAAGACCAGTATCAGTTACACTTACTACTTCGTAAGGTGAATATTTGTCGTCACTGTGTAGTATATTAATTTGGCTACCATTCATTGGATAATGTGAAAAATCGTAAGCATGTACAGTAGTTGTGCCTACTTTGCCTTCATGTCCTACTGAAACAACTGCAATTGGATCACTGGTTATAACATCATCACTGTCATTTTTATTTGTAATATCATTTGCACTATCAGTAAATGTATTAGAAGTTACACTAAGATACAATACAGTATTGGCTCCGTCGGTTACAGAATATCGAAAAATACCTGAAGCATTAGTGCTAGCTTGTTCAAGTACATCATTAGCATCAATGTTTGCAGCATTAAATTCTACAGTGGTAATAGTAACACGTTGATCGACTTGATGGAATTTTGCGGGTTGTATCATAGGCTGAAGTAGTGTACCGGCTAGAGGAACTTCATCGGGATCAGAACCTGCAGACACAAGTCCAAATGTACCATAGGAGTTATTACCAGTTAACGATCTAATCTGTGAACCATTGTTTGAAAAATATCCAATATGACAATAGTATGTAAACACACTTACTAGTTCTGCTAGAGCATTGTTTGTTGCAATCACACCATATCCGTTGTCGTTAATTTGAGTATAGTCGTTAGCCAACATTGATTTATTGCCGCCGCCTTGTATTGTAATTAGTTCGTATGAACTATCAATAGGTGTATTATATCCTTGATATCCTGATCCATCATTTTTTAATGGTCCACTTTTAGGATCAAGTACAAGTGTACAGCTTGAAATTAAATCCGCAGCACTATCGCCAAAATCTACAGCAGTTGAATCGTCGGGTACTGTGAAATCTTTAGTCACTGCACTCTGTTTATTTTTATAATCTTTAATTTGATTAACCTTGTATAGAAACCCTTGAATATAAAAACTACATGGTACTTTTGGTTTGCGTTGTCCTAAAATACTGTCATCAGGTGCTTCGACTTCAATTTCAAAGTCACTTATTTTATCAACAATCACTGCTGGAATATTATAAGTATATCCATCAATGAATTGCCCGCCCGCAAACGATTTTGTAGTTCCTTTTGATTGTGAAAAACTTGAACATGTTTGTGCATATGGAGATCTTGTTAAAATTTGTCCTGTTGGATCAAGTACCATCATAAATCCGCCATGTCGTTGACAAGTAATATTACGTACTAGCACAGCATCATTACACATAAACACATCCATTTGATTGTTATCTTTTGGATGACTTGATGCATCTGCAGGATTTGTTAAGTAATGATAGCCATAATATCCATCTACTTTAGTGCTGTCTGTAGGATTAATTCGTTGGTTAAATTCTGTACCAACATTGGCATGTCCAGCTGTGGCAGTTGTAATTCCGTCAATAGTTTTGTCTCTATAAAAATATGTATACGCATGAGGACTAGTACTTCTGCCAGGTGCTGGTCTTACAATACAACGTCTAAATTCGTCACCTTTAATACTAACATTATCAGGTACTCTGATAGGAAATTGTTCTTCATAAATTCCAGATTCAACTCTAACTGAAATTTGTTTCTTTTTAACATTATTTCCGTATTCGATTTCTTCACCAATGATAAATTCTTTTACATCTAGTAGATTAACTTGAATTGTATCGCGGTCCATTTGTGGAGCAGTATCAAGACCTTTAACATATGAAAAAACTTCACCTATTGCGCCTGAAGTTTTACCTCTTATCACTTTTCCTGGATATATGTCAATATTTGGAAATTGGGCATTTTGAGTTCCTGATTGGTCTGTATATTTGTTATCACCGCTAGTAACAAACAGTTTGTAATAATTATTTGATTCTAAGTCTTGTACAGTTACTTCAGTTGAGTCGCCAACGTTGCCTGTGACTATTTCGATTATTTCATCAAATCGTTTACCTGCATATATATAATATTGATTTGAGGCAAATCCTGATCCTAGTGCTGTTGCAAGTACAGCTAGTGTTTCAGTTTTTGCTTTTGTTATTCCTGCTACGGTTTCTGTAAGTTGTCCTCTAGAATCAATAGCAAATTCTGCAGAAGGACTACTAAAATATCTATATCCAGCATATTTTGTAAGTGTATTATGCGCAGATGCTGTAGTACTTGCACTAAGATCCAATCTAATAGCATCTAATATAGTGCCAGTATCACGTCGACATGTAGCTTCGGTATACACAAAGTTTGGATAAGTTGTATTAATATGAGTAATTACATTATCAATAATAGTAGCTCGTGAACTTTTAATAGCATTAGCTACTGTGCCCCGTACTGTCTCAGTAGTTAGATCATATCCTACAACAAGTGCTCCGCCACCGCCGTCATTATCAATTGTAGTTGCAGTAGTTTTTACTCCTGAATTTTGATATGTAAGATCTTGTACATAAGGACCAATATCAATATCTGATGCCCGTTGTATTAGCTCAGCTTTAATCATAGCTTTTGATATTGTTCTATATGCGTGTTTATTACTTCTTCCTTTTTTTCCTGGAGGCGAATTACTTTGTATATCATCGCCGTCTGTTGATACATATAAATTAGTAGTGCTTGAATGTGTCATATTATCAACATAAAACTTTGTAACAGCTTGCTTGTCGTCAGTTCCATTAGGTGTACCGTATCCTTCAAGAGGCGCAGGATGATCATGTAAGTTAATAGCACCAGTTGCAGTATCGCCAGCAGCATTTAGATACAGAGAATCTCCGTAACCTTTGTTAACTATTAAGTTATCTTCAGTTATTGATGCAAAATGCTTGTTATTATAGGCACTAATAAGTGCAGTTCTTTGAGTATTATCTAACATATTTGCTGCAATAACATCAGAGTACGCTGCTGCATCACCAATTTTAAGTGGGTTACCAGTAGCCGGTCTTGGGTCATTAATTAATTTAGGATTTATTACTTTAGCAACTAATTTATCACCTACTATTTCAAACAAAATTGTATTATCATTATTAGCTGAATCATTAGATTGTGCATCAGATACTAAGCTAAAGAAATCAATAGCTGATCCTGCTGAATTAACCATCACAATCTTACCTTGGTTTCCTACTGTTGTTTCTGGAGTATCACTTAATGAAGTAAATTTAATTGAACCGCCGAGTCCAAATACAGCATATATTTCGTTAAAATTTTCATTTACTTTTTTAAATGATTGTCTAATACTATCTCCGGTGCCATCATTGCCTGCAGCACCAATATTAATCTCTTGCTTAGCCATTTAATTATCCTTTACCATTGCGGTACTAAATTATCCATATCAAAGTTTACACTTACACCACATCCGCAACTTGACTGTGCGTTAGGGTTATTAATTTCAAAATTTGATCCTACTATTGTAGTTACATAATCAACTTCGGTGCCAACTAAAAACATTATACTTGAAGCATTAACTATAAACGAACAGTTGTTGTCAGTTTTAAATACTTCGTCATGTTTATCTAAATCAGCCGGAGTTTTAACTAATCCCCAATCGTATTCAAATCCTGCACATCCGCCACCTTTTAGGTTTAAACTTACTCCATAACAATCATTATTATCACAAAGTGTGTCTATTTGTTTTTTTGCTGCTTCTGTTAGTGTAATCATTTACTTTCCTCTCTAATATTTATCCATAGGTTTTATAATCTTAATGTAAATATAGTTATGTTTATAAAAGAATACACCATTGATACCTGGCATCTAAGAAAATCAAAATTAGGAAATCAACATACATATTGTCGTAAAAAGACTATGGTAGTGTTATGTTGTGATAATTGTGATACTGAATTTACTCGACCAAAAGGCGATATGTCACCTGTTAGACTAAATGATAACTATTTTCATGTATGTAAAGATTGTGATGTTAAAAAATTTGCACAGAAAAAAGGAGTTGACAAAAGAAAAATATGGAAAATGTCAGCTAGTTCAGATCTGCCTATCAGCAAGTTTTAACATAAAGTCGTCAATTTTAGTAACTGTATCATCATTACTTAAAATGCTGTCTAGACGATTAATATCAACTAGTTCAGGATGAACATACCAGTCTTCGAATGGAGAATTTTCAACGGGCGAAACATTTGAGATTACACGCTGGTATCCTTTTGATTCTAATACAACTTTTGCTTGATGCTGCCATTGTCCTTTTGGATCAACATATTCGTCATGTTCGTAAGTTATCACTCTAAATTTATAATCATCAAATGGTATACGAAGCATACAATTAAAAGTATTTTCAGCAGGCTCAATATCTAATTGTAAGTAGTCAATAATATTAGTGCTATAGTTATCTTTAAGTAGTTGTGCATAATCAATCGTAAGTGCATTGGCTAACAAACATTTATTTTTACGAGTATTATTATAATCAGTTACAAAATGTTCTTGAAATTCAATGCCTATTCCACTCCATCCTCGTTGTTCTAACAAATAAGTATTATTGCATTTAATAGGCATTGCTGATCCTATTTCAAGATAGGTTCCGTTGTACTTTCCATTTAGCATATACAATACAAACATGTCCTGATATACTTGTGCATAATTTTGTACTATTTTATCACTGTCTTTGAATTTAAATTTTAGCCTATCGTGATAATCATTCAAATACTGTTTAACTGATTTACTATCCGGGCCATGACCAAGTTGTTGCCTATTACGTACACAAGCATGATAGTAACTATTGTGCATAAGTGTATGTTCTTTTTCTAATAGGTGTGTAAAAATATCTCGACTTAGTTGTCCTTTTCCAATCCAATATGCTGCTACAGCTTTTTGGAATGTAATACCATAACGTCCAGGATATACACACGGTATAGATAGCGGAGATAAACTAAAATTACATATATTTTCTGCCATTACACACCAATAATAGCTTTGCTGATGATCATTTAATTTTTCATATAATTTACTAATTAAAAAATAAGCTTCAGGTCGGCGCGGATCTGTGTCAATAGCCGAAAGCAGAAATGATTTTTCAGCAGTAGGACGCTTGCCTAATTTTTCATAACACATTTGACACATTATAAGTGCAATATATATTTGACTATTGTCATTTGAATACTCAGCTACTTTTTGATAAAATAACGAAGCTGGAGCAAAAAGTTGTTGATTATAATATGCATGTGCAAGTTCTAGTTTAGAATCACAGTTGTCCATATCTTTAAAATATTTTTGTGTAAGTGTATCAATGTCCATGTATAAAACTTTCAAATTTAGTTATTGGTAATTTTAAAACATATCCAGTAAGATCAGTTTGTCCAAATGAAATATATACATCTTGATCAAGTTTACACAATCCACATGCAAATTCAACTAATGAATCGGTAAATGTAAATCTTTTAGAGTGTGTTACAAGATTCCATGACTTATCCCAGACTATAAATTTATGATAGTATAGTAGATCGCGTTTATTAAGTTCAGTAGCAACTGGTACTGATTCGTGTATAATACCATAATAGTAATTGTTATGTTCTATTATTTGTCCGCCGCCACGCCAATCATAATCCATTGGATAATAACTGCCCATATGTACATTTTCACAATATGAAGCTGTTTGATCAGTTTTAACAATTTGTACAGGGTTTGACCACTTAACAAAATGATAAGGCATGTGTAAAATAGGCATCCAATTTTTTTCACAATATGAATCTTCATTGCTGGGCAACGGTATACGCACTCTGCTTATTTCAACACATTCGTCATTATCAAATTCAACTTCAGACATTTCAATTCTAGCAACGCCGTTGGTGGTTGTATCTCGACGAGTACCACACAGATAACTTTTATTATTCCAAAATACCAATCTAGCATCTTCGAGCCCTATAAATTGCCATAATGGTTCAACATCGTTTGCTGAAGTATCTACTAAAAAGTAATCTTCGATAGTAAGATTGTTGTTTAATTTGCAAATATAATTATGTGTGGTAAAAATATTTTCATCTTCTTTATTACATAGTACATTTTTACCAAGTATATGATGAAAACGATCATTTTCAGCATGAAAAAGTGTATGACTCATATTGCGTAGACACATATACAGTTCGCCATTTTTCTCAGCAATTGACGGATTAGTTAATGCTGGGAATGATAAATCGTCTGCAGGAATTATGATTGGCTTAACTACTCCGTTATTATTAATAGCGTAGTCAACTAGTCTTGATATATTCAATTTTTTTAATCTTTTTTCCAGATAGTCCAGGCACCATATGCAATTGCTGCATATGCAATAAGTTTAGTTAATGGTGAAAAAATAATTATAGCGGCGCCAGCAGCGACCATGATTACGCCGTCAATTGTTGATCGTTCAGCGAGGCGCTGGCTTATCCAATTTTTGATCATTAGTTAATCTCCTAATTCTTTTATCGTGCTCGTATACACTAGTTTCTAGTCTACGTAATTTATGTTCAATTCCGTTTACATATGCTTGAGTTGGTATCTGACGCTCTTGTCCATCTTCACCTAACATTGTAAATGAATCTACACCTTGACCTTTTAATCCTCCTAAAACTCTATTAGGATTTTTTTCTTGTATCGCCGGTTTGGGCTGGTTTTGTGCTGCATACATTTTTTTAATAAAATTGTTCATAATGTATTTATGCTGCTAATGATTCCTGTGTTAAACTATAGAGTTGACCACTTGCTAAATTCTTACATTTTGCTTCGACCATAATGTCAGCCCAGTCCCAATGTGACAATGCCCACCGGTTACATGCATCATTCCAGCAGTAGTCTGAATGAGCTCTAAGTTTTTGTTTTTTGTAGCCTTGCTCTAGTAGAGTAGTCATATCAGGCATAGTGTTTTCACTATGTCCTTCTAAGTACTCAGGACGACAAAGGCTGTAATGCATAGCAGGACGCACGCCACGCCAACTATCAATAATGCGATTGATTCTTTTGTCATTTGCTTTTATATACTCTCCTGTATTTACCCAGTGATGATGTATGTCTAATACCAATGCACAATGATCTGCAAGTTCGAGACTTGCTTCGAGACCCCATTTGTTTTCGTCGTTTTCGATTGTAATACAGTTACGTGCTTCAGGAGACAAACGAGGAAGTACATCTTTAATACCTTGCGGGCCTTTTCTGCCACTAATATGTACATTACATTTAAAGTCTTGCCATTGTTGACCGTAGCCCATCCAGCGAAGTAAGTTAACATGGTATTCAAATTCTTCAATTGAACGTTCTACGATTTCTGGATTATCTGAAGCAAGGACTGTAAATTGGCCTGGGTGCATGGAGAGTCGAACATCGAGTGCTCTTGCTGCTTCTCCGACTTTTGCATATTCTCTTTCACAGTATGCCACCACGTCAGGCCGAGACCAAAAATACTTCCAGCTAGACTCGGTAGCACATGGAAGTTGATTACTACCCAATCGGACCATTCTAAGTTCAAACGGAAGACTTCCAACATACTCGACCAATCTCTTTGCTGCCGCAGCGTTGTGAACCATAATGTCCCACAATCTTTCTTCTGCAACATCTCTACTTTGTCTATTTAGCCAAGCAACAGTAGTACACTTTTCTGTAAGTGGACGTTGTAGTTCTTCAAGTACTTTTTTCTTCTGGGTCTGATTATGATGCATGTACTTACATGCAAAGCCTATACGTTTAATCATTTATTATGCCTTTTATTTTCCATGGTGTAAAACATACACTGCCTAAACTGATATGATGTGCGCCTGCATTTATATAATCTTGTGCATCTTGTTTGCACGTTACTCCTCCACCGGCAATAACTTGTACATGTGGATGTGTTTGTTTAATGTAAGTAATTATCTTCATTGTATATGGTACCAGTACTTTGCCACTAAGTCCGCCTTTGGATGTTTGTAATGTATTACTTGCATGTATAGTATTATAGCCTGATTCTATTAATTTGTCAACTAGTTTTTCGTCTGCTATAGGAGATATTTTAGCAATACACCATTTACGTTTAGAACTATTAAATATATTAAATCCAGGTAATAACTGATCAACCTGCTTGTCTAAGTTAGGACAACTAATGTTTATTTCAACACTAGTATCAGATGGTATAAAACTTTCAAATGTATACCAATCATTTTTATCTATTGCAGCTAGGCTCATTATATTATTATGGCTATGCTGTGTAATTGCATGAAGTATACCTTTGTTACGCAATCCTATTTTATTGCGCCATCCTGTTTTAGTGTAACGTAGGGTTTTAGCTATTTGTTTATATAGTCCGGGTCTTGGTTGTACAGTCCAACTACCAGTAACACTAATAGCATTTTTAAATTTTAAGTAATTTCCAAATGGGGCTGATATAAAATACATTTTTAATTTTTCTCAAGACCTGCAATATATCCATCCAATGGTAAAATAGTTACAGTATGATGCATACGGCCTTCTTCCCACATTTCGCAGGCTTCAAGGCCTGCTGCATCTGCTTTTTCTTTTGTGGTGTAGACACCGACAATTTTATATGGATTGTCGGTGACTAGGTTTGTTACCTGCACAATAAACATGTTTACTGTTTCATTCATTTATTAAGTCCTCTAAGTTTATTGGAGCAAAATTTGTTTGCTCTACACATACGCATTTATAAGGACCTTCAGGAGAAGGGTTACTATGTATATGTCCGTGTACGTTTAAAATTGGATCCTTGCCAAATCTGTGTGTCTCAGCAAGTGTACTTGCATGTTGTGGTGTATGTGATAGTAGCAATCCTTTATCACTTATATCTTTCCAAAGCATCATGCTTTTAAAAAACGGAGCAAGAAATTTAGGATTGTCATGATTGCCCATAATTAAATGTTTCTTTCCTGGCAACTTAGCAAAGTTATTTTCTAACCATTCAACTTTATCAGGCCCAAACAACACATCGCCTAAATGATAAACAGTGTCAGTAGATTTAATTACGTCATTCCAGTTATCAAACATAGCTTCGTTCATTTGATCTACATTATCAAATTCTCTCGGAGGCTTACCTGCATAATCCTTAAATGTAAGAATTGCTGCATGATTAAAATGTGTATCGCTTATAACCCATGTATTTTTCATAGCTGTGCCTTTGTTATTGCCTATATAACTTTGTAACAGGTTATACTATATATGTCAACCCCAATTATTTTTAGGCCATTCGTCAACGCAATCATGTATATCAGGGTTGCCATGAAATACTGCTATACTAGTTTCGTCTAGTATAACTGGAATACCCGGAGCTCTAAAATTTCTTTTTCCATTTATTAATGAAAGATCGTGTTTAGCTCTCATTTCCCATTTGTAACTTTGTATCCATTCGTCCGGCCAAAAAATATGATTGTGTATTTCTTTAAACATAAAATCTTGATCGCCATGTAACCGCTTGGTCCAATGTGTTATATCTCCAATAAATTTTTGATATATATCTTTTAATGATCCAATTTTTATTCTAAATACCGAACTGTTCATTCTATCATAACCAGCTCTTGCAAATCTATTAAAGTCTCTGATAATAATAAAATCATTATCAGGTCTATAATAAAAAAGATTATCAATATTTCTAAAAACAATCAAGTCTAAATCTAGAAATAATAACGTACCAGTAAACGGTAACTCGTCGCTTAAAAACCAAACTTTGAACCACCATCCTAGCACAGGAAGTTTTGGTAAATTGTATGTTTTAATATTTTTATCAAGTCCAGTATTGTCATCAGTAAAGCATACAAATTCATGCGGTATGGTTAAATTTCTACTAACCATACTGTGTAACTTATTAACATACTCTGCACTATACTTGTTACCCCATTTTAGACAACACACATATTTAATATCAGTTTGTGCAGTTGGTATGGTATCTACTTGTAATAACTTGGATTGTTTTTGTTTGCGCTTGCGTAACTTTCTTTGCTCTTTTGTTTCACCAGGCAGATAAACCTTAGTCATTAAAAGACATTTTTTGTACTGTAAATGGTGTGTAGATAGCACTATTAGCACCATGTTCTGAACACTCGCAGCTTTCGCACCAGCAACGTCCGTTTGTTACTTCTCTAATAAGTTCGTTTGCAAATTTCCATGCATGGTATGCAAACATCTCTGCACCAACACCATTTAATACTGTAATTTCAGCAAGTCCCATGTTCTCAAGTTCTGCAAACTTATATAAGTATGGATCATCTCTATCAATAACAGTTTTATGATCAAACATATCTTCTAACCAGGCCTTGAGCGGTTTAAGGCCTCCAAAGTCTACTGCCCAGTTCTTATCATCAAGATCTGTGCATCCAAATATAAATTTAAATCCTAAGCTATAGCCATGTAGTAAATGACAGTGTGAATGATCTGCATTAGGTTGTCGAAACACTGCTGATAATCCTATTTGTGATCCATATGTTTTAGTTGAATAGAACGCCATATTAATACTCCTGTGTTAACTATATTATATATGATTTTTAAGTAGTTGTCAATCAAACTTCGGAGGCTTGATCATATTTTTTTTAAGTTCGTCGAGTTCTAATTTAAGTTCTTCTAGTCCATTTGCTGCACTAGACATTTTACGAATTACTATTCTTACAGTATAAATTGTCCAGAACCACCAAGTAGTAGCAGTAATTGCAGTTAGTAGTAAACTAATGTAAAATAATATATCTAGTTCTACAAAGTCAATCCATAATAATAATATTGATATTATTATAAAACATACTGGAGCAAGTTTTGCATATAAATCCCAACGTGCTATTTGTTTTTCGATCTTTAAATTTAAATCAGCGTCGGTGTTCAAAATCAGTACTTCCTTAACTTTTGATAAAGGAGATGTGTGTTGAACTCCTATGTATTATATAATATATTTATCATTGCTACAAGTTGTTTTCTAATTAGTTATGAATATGTTATTGTACTATATTTACATTATTAATTCTATCATATCTAAAACTGCGCCATCCTTTGGCATTTACATCCCATACGTTAATTACTGCATCAGATATTTCTCGAATCTTTTTTTGACTAAGAGGATCAGACTTTGTTGCCATTGGTTTTATATCTTCACGCAATGTACAAGTCATTATACGTTTGTCACCATTAAGTTTAGTAAAGTCAACTTCTAACACATTTTTTTCTAGTTGTAATTTTAGGTCTGTTTTAGTAGGAATACCTTTTAAGGTAGCTACCGTCTCATTCACGATGTTTGACGATTTTGTCTGCGAGTCCATAATCTACTGCCTCCTGTGCTGTCATAAATGTATCTCTATCCATATCTCTTTCAAGTTCTTCGTAGGTTTTTCCAACACTGTTATGATGTACATATAAATTTGTAAGCATCTTTTTCATTGAAGTAATTTCTTTGTATTGTATTTCAATGTCGCTTTGCATTCCACGTGCGCCGCCGCTTGGTTGATGGATCATTGTCCTGCTATGCGGTAATACACTACGATGACCTTTAGCACCCGATTGTGCTAAGAAGCTACCCATTGAACAAGCTTGTCCCATTACAATAGTATGTACATCATTTTTTACAAATTGCATAGTATCATAAATTGCCATACCTGATGTAATAACACCTCCGGGACTATTAATCATTAGTGTAATTGGCTTTTTATTGTTTGATGATTCTAAAAATAATAATTGTGCTACAATTAAGTTAGCCATGCCATCTTCAACTTGACCATTTAACATAACAATACGATCTTTCATTAGACGACTATAAATGTCGTATGATCGTTCGCCGCGTGATTCTTGTTCTACTACCATAGGTACTAATGGCATTTTATTCTCCTATTTCTTCTAGTTCGTAATATTCCATTACTTCATTTGTTTGAGATTTAGCTATAGCTTCGGCTTTCTTCCAATCAGCTTCTTCTAAGTTAAATTCAATTATTTTATCAATCCTAACGTCCTCAACTTCGGGCCATCCTAATGATTGAAGTGCATATGTTACAGTCTGTCCAGCATTGTCGAGTATTCCTCGACGAATACATATCATTACTTTATATCGTGTTACCAAGTTACAGTTCTTTTTGCTGGCATTTGAAATAAAGCAGTAACACCATCGGTTGCTTGCGTTCTAGCAAAAATACACCAGCCAAACCAACCTTTGTCTTCAATATCTTTCTTAATAATTTCAATTTCCGTAAACTCACGAAAGCTTGTTCCAGTAGTCCAAACATCGTCAACAATAAGAACAGGATCGTTATCGTGTCCTGAAACATAATGACTCAATGCATTTTGTAATTTTACACCGCCTCTGGGAATACCAACTACTTTAGAAAATTGTCGAGTTTCAATCTCAGAAATCATTTTAGCAAAACATTCCCATTCTGCATCTGAAATTGCGTCACACTCAATCTTCCACGTTAGGTCTAATCCAGCATGTGACTTAAAATTACACTGCTGAAATAAATCAATTTTTGGTTCGTCGAGTACAGTTATATTTAATTTGTCATAATAAGATTCTAAACCCATGTATCTTTCCTTTCATCCACTTACATATGTTGTACCATCATTAAATTTAGCATAAAAATTTTTTTGTTCGTGTATTCTGCCTAGTACTTCTTGTATCTCATGCATCTCTGCTCTAAGTTGTTCTGAAGTTTCTCCCTGAGCAATAGCTAATCCTCTTCTACCTGCTTTTGCTCTTAGAGCCTGTTCGATTATTTCAATATCTCTAATTGATAAATTAAAAGTTGTATTTGGTTTTACCATTTTAAAAAACTCATTTAGTGAACGCCTTCTGAATATATTACAGGTATAGCAAGAAAGAGCATGCCAAATATTAGTGCAATCATAAGAATGACAGGAAATTGAGATAGCAAAGGTTTATGAAAGTCAAAAAGTCTGATATACTCGTGTACTCTGTATGCTACAATTTTATTTTTAATCTTCTTCATATTGTATCTATCTCCTCCCATGTTCTAATAAAAAAACTACTACCTAGTTTATCAATCTCTGCTTGAGGATAACCCTCAGAAACTAACCAACTAATCATGTTGAAATCGTTTTCTAGTAAATAATATTCTTCATGCACAGGCTTAGGAAATCCATACTTCCAACCGCTTGGCGGATCAACCATCAGTGTCATTGATTAGTACTCCTATACATGGTACAACTATTGACATTTTACAGTATTTAGGATAATCATCATAGCTCATAACAATCATCATTGGTATGCCGATCATAATGAAAGCTATAATAGCTATAGCTTTTCCTAAATCTTTTGTTGTACAGTAATTATGTTCGTTGCTCATAAGTGTTCCTTTATATCACTTTTAGAATTATTGTGTCAGAATTAAATCTACCATTAAGTTTTGTATCTGTTGTTGGTATGTTTTCTATAAACTTTCTTAGTGCAACTTTACCTGCAGTCTTAAACTCTCGTAATTGATCAGCTGGTTTACGTAGTGTTTTTTGAATACTTTTCTTTTCATCAAAAAATTGTAATGTAGTTCCTTTAACCTGCAGTGTAGTATGTTCTTGTGCTATATATTTTCCTAACTTTCGAGTTTTAATATTAAACACCCACAACTCACTTGCTCCGATAATTCCTGCAGGATTTATACTAGCAACTTTATACTTCTCGTCAGCTTTAAGATACTTGAGCTTTTCAACTAACTTGTCTGCACTTTTAGGCTTTGCTTTACGCGGCTTGCGTGTTGCTTTTGCACTTTCAATAATAAAGTCAAGTGCTGCGAGCAGTTCATTAATTGCAATGGTATAATTTTTAATGTCGCCTTTTTTAAGATGACTATATCCTTCTTTAAGTTGAAGCCATTGATCAGCAGTATGCTCATCCATCTTTTTTAGTTTACCCGGAGTAGGATACTTTGCTAAGTCTTCAAAGTCAATTAGCTCGTCTTGATAAAACTTACGCATCTTACGTGCATGTGCTTGTGTTACTCCTTTTGTTAAAAAGTGTCCTTTAAAGTCAAACCCTTTAGGATCAAAGTTTTTTTTGTTTGTAACAAATCCATCAAGCCACGTGTCAATGTCTTCAACATAACTTTGTGCCTGTTCGTATATACGTTCTTGTATGCTTGGTTTGTGTAAAGTTTTTACAACAGCTTGTTCATCTTTTTTCTCTTTTTGAACGAGCTTTCCTTGTTCAACTAGTGCGTTAATTCTTTTGGGCAATCCGTCGATATACGACTCGTGTACTAGTTCAACGTGATCATTCATTATCAGCCATGCAGCAGTTGCCCAACTACTGTTCATACCAATTTTGTAATCAGGTAATCGATTTATAGCAACTAGTGCTTCTTTGGGCCAATGCATCTTAATGTATTCTTTTACAGTATTTCCCCACTCACGACTTTCAACTTCGTAGTGAACATACTGTTGGCAACGAATCCAATCTTGTTTAACTGGCATTGCTGCCATTCCAGTTGTTCGTCGTGATGCACGGACTGTTTTCTTTTTACGAGTTGCTTTGGCCATAATTTAGATCCTCTGTGTGTTTAACTTAATACTACTATATAGTCATACATCTATTTTGTCAACCATGTTCTTTGGATAACCTATACTTACAATAGTAATCCCATGCTTCCCACATACCGTATGCAAGCAATGGGCCAATGTACGGAACAAAAAATAGATTAAGAAGTACCCATGCCCATATTACTATAATTACTGTATCATAAATTCTTATCATTAGATCTTCTCGCCTGGTTCGAATCCTCTAAATGTTTTAAATCGAGGAAATCGTAAACTATAAGTTTCATCTTGATTTTGTGTTACAGCGTCGGCACGAACTTCAACCAACTGGCCAATAAGATCATTACGGCTAGACCAAAATACGGATCTGTTATCATCCGTAAAGCCGCTGCCAACATTAACCCTAATGTCCTTCCCGTCATCCACGCCGCTGCACACAACAGCCCCGAGCTTGCCTTTATTTCGGCCTGTTCCTTCTTCAACTTCAATAACCTCCAGTGTTACTTCAATAAACGGTTTTGCTTTAAGCCAAGAATGTGTACGCTTACATTCATATGGTGCATCGATATCCTTAATCATAACTCCTTCATAGCCGCCGTCTACGGCTGCTTTATTTAACTGTACAAAGCGTTCTTGACCTTCTGACGTGTCCAAGTCAACATCTTCCCAATCAAGTGCTTGTACGTGCGCTAGTTGTTCTGTATTGTCACGTACCCAATGCGATGTATAAAGACTGCGAGTTGATTGAGGCTTATCCCATGTACCTTCTTTGAATTTATCTAGTGGAATCATATCAAACAAGTGTAGCACAGCATCAGTAGATTGTTTACCGTCTTTGCGATGTAGTTGCTTCATAAGATCTTGGAAGTCTGCACTCATTACTTCTCCATCTAAAACTAAATCATACGGAGCAGGCTTAGATACTAGTACTGACTCAATTTCTGCAATAATGTGTCCAAAGTTATGGAATTGTTTTCCATTGCGGCTAAACATTTCTACTTTATTACCACGTATAATTGTAATAACACGCACACCGTCAAGTTTAATTTCAATTTGTTTTTTACCTGACATTTTCTTTTCGTGTTTGGCAGAATCGTGTGCTAACGAACAAGTAAATGTTGGAATTGTATATTGTGGAAACTGTTTAGCAACCTTGTTTACTGTCTTTTCACTTGTTCCACAACGTAAGTCTTTGATTAAGATTCGTCGATAAAACATATTCCATTGCTCAACAGTAGCAATGTTCATTGTTAATTCAATAGCATCTCGTGCAGCATGGCCTGTAAGTTCTCTTGCAATAAGTTTATTAGCTAGTTCTGCAAATACAGGCCATGCAAGACCTTGTCCGTCGACTGTTGCTTCAGGAACCTGTTTAACGCCATACGTTACAAGCGGATCAAGTGCCATTTGTACACCTTCAAAAAACTCATCTAGCCCTTGGGTCATTGCATCTTCAATAATAGCTTCCTTAGCAAGACGTGAATTATCTGCTTCAAGCCTACGGATAATTTCGTGCGGTTGTGTTCTCATAACATTTCCTTAATTAAAGATTTCAAAACCTTCGTCAATTAGATCTCGATATTTTTGTTCTGCTTCGGCGTCTTCGTCAAACTCCATCGAAAATTGCCATTCAATATCTTCCCAAAAATCAAAAAGAGTTTTAGGATCTTTTTTTGATCCAGTAATAGAAACACTACATAACCCTTTTTGTAGTATAATCATCTTTTTATTCATATCAATATCTTCTTTGTTGTTTGCGTTATATGTAACTTACTACATAATAATATAGAAGTCAAGAAGTTTTTGGTGGGCGATCCAGGAATCGAACCTGGCGTGCGTCTCCGCGGAGGATTTACAATCCCCTGTCACACCTTGTAACATATCGCCCATATTTGGCAACCCGTTAGCCGCATGTCTTTTGGACGGACACATCTGACCCCTACGCTATGTAGGATTTGTTTCACATAGTAGAATGCCACGGGTCCACAGCATTGCTCTACTTTGTATTTGGCATCGGTGCAGGGAGTCGAACCCCGGCTTTCAGTTTTGGAGACTGACGTGCTACCGTAACACTTCACCGACATAACTTTTTTATGAATACACTCCCAGTTTATCAGATCTGTTGCTTAGTGCTATACACATAGCAGAGTGTACTCATAAAAAAAGCCCCTAATAAAATTAATTACTAGAGGCTGCTTAAAATAACTTTTTAAAAAGTCACGTCAAGACATACCCCCTAATAGCGGCCAATATGTAATATATATTGTATTAGTCTTGATCATGTTATCTACTCTCTGTTGTTATATTTATATAATACACTATTATTTGATGATGTCAACCTTTATTTAATGCCACTGAGGTCCGTGTACCCATCCAACTAAACTATAACGTATACCTTCGGTCACTGGTTTAACTTGATGAAATACATAGCTTGGAAACACAATCATATCACCTTTATTGAGTTTTGCTGTCTGAATACGGTCAGGTATATCAGGTGCTCCGTTTTCTGTTTCAAACTCGCCACCTTTAAAATCGTCATTAAGTAAAATTGTAAAACTTACTTTGCGTACAGTCTCTCGAGTAAAGTCTAAATGATTATCAGTATGCCATCGATAATTTTGCTCTTTTTTACCATCGTATTGTGTAAATTGTAATGGTTCTAAGAGGTCAATATTAAAATGCCAATGCTTGTTATTTGCTGTTTGTACTACTTTAGATATAACTTTTAGCAATGGTCCTGTTTTTTCAGATAATTCAATCCAACTTATATCACTATCACGTTGGCTATGATCGTCGGTACATGTAGCAGTTTCAATAGCAGGTGCAAGTTTATGAGTTAAATCAATAAGATCTTGATCAAAAACGTTTTTATATACTATATGGGTTAAACTTCGTATAGTCATCTAAGTTTTCCTTTAAATCCAGGAGGTACTGCTAACGACATTCTACCGTCAAACAGATTGTTTGTTCCGTAAGGACCGTTAACATCATTATAATGTAAAAATACCTGGGCATGCCTTGTTCCTTGAAATTTTTCTCTCCAATGTTCAATCTCTTCACCTTTATACACTATCATATCTCCTGGATTTAGATATATCGGAGTGCCTGTATTTCCAACTTCTCCCGAACCATCGACCCACATTGGCCAATTATATGTTTTGTCATCATTTTCATAACCTATACACAATGTAGTTGAAATTTCACACGATGGTCTATCTTTATGCCTCTCTAAGGTGTCGCCATTTTTATATAGACGCCAGTAGGAATAAGTTGGTGCTAATTGAAGTCCTGTGGTTTTTTCTAACACTGAAGCAGACTTGCCTAATAATGCTTCCATTACACCGTCAGCATAACAGGAATATGTATCAACTACCTGTGGATCATTAAATCCGCCGTCAGTTTCTGGTCGATAATATTCATAATTATTATTTAATAATAAACTTGCTCTACCAGACCTTAATAAACAATAATTGTAAATAAATTCAGTAAACTCTTTAGTGAGAAAATTTCTCACTACTGCATAATTATGTTGTTTAAAAAATTCTTGATCAGTTGACATTGATTATCCTTTTAATAGCTTTGAGCAAGTCGCCACATTAAATATTCTTTTGATTCAATTGGCGGATAGTGCGGCGATTCGTGAAATCGCAAGTTTTCTACTATAGTTCCAGGTGTAGGATCTACAAAGTGCGGCATACTGTAACGTGGCAAATGTATATGACTGTTTACAACTCTGTGTTTAGTTGATTTAAAATAATTATTTGTCCATCGTTGTAGTAAATCACCAATGTTTACAACCACGCCATTATCAGCATAAGGAACAGGATGCCAGTTACCTTTAATATCTTGTACTTCCAATCCGGGTACGTCATTAATTTGCCAAAGCAATGTAATAGTTCCATAGTCACTATGTTCTCCAATTCTCATTTGGCGATCGTTAATATGACCATCATATGCCGGATAATGAATTACTCTTGTAGTATTAAAAGGTTTTAAATGTGCATCAACTAATGTAGTTCCACATTTGAGTATTTGATCAAATCTCTCTAATATTCTTAGTGTAAGTTTGTCAGCTACATTAATACTTTCAAGTGCTGTTGCTTTAAAGTTTGGCAACTCAGTCGGCCATAAATGATTTGGCATACGTTGGTTATTATAGTTAAAACTTTCTTTCATATCTTTTGGAGCAGTTGGGTCAACATTTTCGGCCCCCATAATACTATAGCCTAAATTAGTATCACCTTCATACGGATATTTGTTTTTAATTTTAAGATCAAGTTCGAAGAAATTTTTCATTTCGTCAAACCAACAGTTTATATCAGATTGTTCTGTGTCGGTTAAGCAATTGGTAAAAACAGCAAATCCAGTACTAGTATATGCATCTTCAATATGTTGATCTGAGTACGAAGATTTAAAGTCAATCACCGGAATCATTTTTTATGTTCTTTCTTTTCTTTAATACAATTATTAATTAATTGCTTTTGGTCTCTAATCAATTTTTGTTGATTCTCTAATTCTATATATTGTTTATCAAGTTCTGATAATTGTGGGAATTCAATAATTTTAGTCATATTATTCCTTTCATAATAGTAGTAGCCCTTAGGGCTACTACACACTTTTTATTATTGTGGTACTTTTGCATCAATACCTTTGACATAGTATTGCATACTGTCAAGATGTGCTCTATCGGCAATCTCGCCATCGGCTAATACTTGGTTACCTTGATTGTCCCAAAGAGGACCAGTAAATGCAAAGTATTCACCGTCACGAATTGCATCATGTACTTCTTGTGCTTTTGCAGCTACGTTGGCTGGCATATTTGTAAATGGTGCCATTTCGACAGAACCATCATTCATATGACCAAAATATGTTCCAGTTTTCCATGTTCCGTTAATAACTTGTCCTACCTTTTCAATATAGTATGGACCCCAGTTATCAATAGTTGCTGTTAGCTGGGCATCAGGAGCAAATTGACTTTGGTCACTTGCTTGACCAAATCCTACTTTGCCCATTTTTTCTGCTGTTTGTAACGGCGCTGGAGAATCGGTGTGTTGTGCAATAACATCACAGCCTTGACTCATTAGTGCTCTTGCTGCATCAGATTCTTTACCTGGGTCGTACCAAGTCATAACCCATACAATATCAATATCCACATCAGGATTTACAGTTTTTGCTCCTAAGTAATAGGTATTAATTTCACGAATTACTTCTGGAATTGGATAGGCTGCAACATAGCAAATTTTATTTGTCTTGGTCATCATACCTGCAATTACACCTTGGACGTGACGAGCTTGATAAAGACGTAGACCGTAGTTTGCAAAATTAGGACCTGATTTGTAACCAGTTGCGTGTTCAAACTTTACATTTGGAAATTGTTTTGCAACTTTTTCCATAGCATTCATATAACCAAACGATGTTGCAAAAATAATATCATGGCCGCTCATGGCCATTTGTCTAATAACTCGTTCAGCATCTGGACCTTCAGATACACTTTCAATGTAAGTAGTTTCAACTTGGTCACCGTATGCTGCTTCTACTTGTTGACGACCGATATCATGACGATATGTCCATCCATGGTCTCCAACTGGTCCAACATACACAAATCCAACTTTAACTTTGTCAGATCCTGCAGATGCTGATGATAATGATACTATTGATACAAGTGCAATAGTTAAGATATTTGTTAGTAAATTCATTAACGTTCCTTTCTTTTGTTAATCATGTTCGCCGTTGTTTCTACGGCCATTATACCCGTCAATTCTTTTAAAAATATCAGGGTTACGTTTAGCGGTATCAAATGTACCGACCGTGATTACAATTGCTCCAAGTAAAAATGTGTGTGCAATTGCGTTAATTCCCCAAAACATAATGCTCCCCATATAAAGAGAACACACAGATACCCACATCCATGCAAGAATTTGCATTATTAAATGCCTAACCTGTAAATTTGGAATATTTTTAAGCGGATTAATGTTAGCATCCATTACACTATTCCACGATTCGTAAATCCATTGTCTCATTTTAGTTCCTCATCTTTGTTTAATTGTTGTATTTGTTTACTTCCCGATTGTGAATCACTAATATTTTTTTGAAAATTCTTAGTTCGTTGGATATGGTAATGATCAGACATCTGTTTGTTTAGTTCTTTTTTAATTTCATCTTCTGTCATGTCTACTCCTTATTTTTTCCATAACCAGTCATCATTATTACCATCATTATGATAGTTTTGTAAACTTCCCCAGCATTTATAACCTAATGATTGTAGATACGCAAATTCTTGACTTGAACTTGTTTCGCTATGGCTATTTTCAGATATAATTACTGCATTATTGTTTACAATAGTTTGCTCGGCACCTTTTAAACATTCTAAATTAAATCCTTCAGTGTCAAGTATAAGAAGGTCGAGTCGCGGTAGATTAAAGCTATCAAGTGGCATAGCCTGTACATCAATAGTTTTCTCAATTTGTATATTATTCATATACGGATCTGGACTGACAAAGCGATGTTGTCCAGTAGATAAACAATTATATGAAGGAGCATTAACAACTTCAAATTGACGTAACCCTGGTGTATCACTTAGACCCATTTGATATTTTAAAACATTATCTTGTTGACAGTTTTTATTTAAACAGAAAAAGTTTAATGGATCAGGTTCAAAGGTGTATACCAAATTAAACATAGTTGATAGTAAAAATGGATATACTCCTTGCCAGCCTCCGGCTTGTACAGCTACGCCTCTTTCGGCAACATGTTCAATAATTGCTTTATCAAATTTATTAACCCAATCATGACGTATATTATTAAACGTAAAAAATTCTGGATTTTCGCCGGCAAGTGTCCATGGACCCCAGTTGTAAATCGGATGCCAATGAGTATAAGTTAATGCATCATATGTTTTAAGGGCTGATACTTGCAATATTCTGTTTACCTTTGTTTGGTGCGAGTAAAGGGACTTGAACCCCCACGCCTTGCGGCACTAGAACCTAAATCTAGCGTGTCTACCAGTTTCACCATACTCGCTTTTGTTATTATATTAACACTTAACGTATTGATTGTCAACTATTTATTTTTGTTTAATTTTAAGAGTTTAGTTTTAGGTTTAATACGAAATTTTCAACCAACAGTTTTACAATAGTTCCCATGGCAATCCATAACTGCTGGTCGTTGGGCAATTCGTTAAACTGTTCGACTACACTAGAAGCCATTAATTCAAATGTTGCTTGTTCTTCAAGAGGCAACTCTCCCCAATCAATTGGATCATTTAGTTGTGCTTCTTTTGCCAGTTCGGCTAGTTGAGCAACTGTTATCATTTATAAATCCTTTTTTGACCAGTACTATAGTTTAATTCGTCATTTGGATCTAATCCAAATTTTGTAATACACAAGTTAGCAACTGCTTCGGGTATTTCTATATGTTCTTTACTTTTAGGTATCCATATACCTTTTAACGTTCCGTCTTCGCCGACGATTAATCCATAATCGTCATCAGATAGTGTTACTTTAAAATCTACATACTTGTGACTCATAATAGTCTCCTACTAATTAAATAATATTTAGTCTTACGTTTATCCCAATGTTCTTAGTAAATTTTTTAAACGAGCTATTTCAGCTGTAGTTAAACACATTACTGGAATATTTAGTAATTTATTAACTGACTGTATTAGAAACTCTCGATCATCTTGTGTCATCTTTTAGATAGTTCTTCTGATATTTGATCACGTTGCTTTTCAACTTGTGCTAATGATTTCCACAAATGATCATTTATTTCCTTTTCATTTTTTAGTTGTTGTTCAAGATTAATAATATGCTCAGCAGCTTTCCATTCAAAACTATCTATGCATTTGAAAAGATATTTTTCGCCGGCCATGTTCTTGAGTGCAACAACCATTTCGGATTGAGGCTTGCGTGGTGTAATATCGTTGTATACTTGTTTTACACCAGCATGTTCATTTTCTTCTTTTTCAAAACCGTGAGTATTAATGTCCATTATTTGTTAGCTTCGGCAATAATTTGTTTCCGACCTTTTTCGCCAATATGTACATCTAGAATTGTTTTTACTTTTTCTAGCATTGCACATGCTAACATTAGTGCATCTTTATGATCGTCACACATCATAATCTGTCTATCAATTGGTTCGCACAATTGTTGCATTCGTGTTATTACTTTTTCGCTCATTATTGCATTCCTTTTAAAATATTATTATATGTATCGTATACTTTAGATGTTAATTCATCAAGTGTTCCGTTGTTGTTGATAACGTGGTCTGCCATCTCTTTGGTTAGTGTCATACTGCTTGAATCTTCTGTGGGTAGATGTTCTGACCTATCTACCCAAATTGCCGCATCAAAAACATGTTGTTCACGCATTGCATCAAATTCTCTTACGTTTCGTAGTCCACAATAAATATCATGTTCTGAAAAAATAGCCTTACCCAACTTAGCTGGATCATGTTCACAGAAACTTGATATAGCATTATACCATTCAGCTCGATGATTATGCCGATCGTTATAACATTCTTCTAGCGTTGTATAATTATATTTAGACTTTAAATCATCATATATAAATCGATTACAAGCAAACATACTGCTTGATATGAAACTTAATTTAAAATTATCACACAGTATATCTGATACTGTGTCTTTACCATGTCTGCCATGGCCAATTACTAATAACTTAGGCAACTTCATTTACAACCTTCTTATGCAGTGTTTTATATATTCCTGGATTTACGTGCAGCACATGTGGCATCATTTGATGCCTAATATAGTTACGATTATAACATAGTTCATTGTTACTGTCATCCAAAATATAATCAATATTATTTAAGTTTAACCAAAGTTCAAAGTCTCTTTTTCGAGTAAGTCTAAAAGGACGAATAATATGATTGCGACGATACGGAATCCATTTTCCAGTTCCGTGTAAGCTACTGAAGATCCAAGTTTCAACACAGTCGTCAAGGTGATGGCACGTAATTAATGGTTTGTCAGTAAAGTTATCAAAAAATTTATAACGCTGCTCTCGCCAAAAATCTTCTTTGCTACGACCTGGAGGAATTGTTCCTTTTACTCCTCCTAACAGATAGTTAATATCGTTTTTTTGACAATAGTTTTCTACAAACCGTTGTGCTTTATCTGCATGGGCTGTGCCGTGATTGTAATGTAGTACAGTTACGTCGTGATTACGATTAAGAAAATTAAGGCAAGCCATACTGTCAACACCGCCTGAACATGCTAGATATACCGAACGTGGAATTCTACCTTGTAACTTAATCATTAGGCCACTTAACTAAGATAACCTCGTCGTCTGTGTCAGTGTTGTTATCTTTTGTTTTAAGATATCCTTGTTCGATTAGATCGTCAATTACTAATTCAACAATATCTTTTGTAATCTTGTCTTTAGACATAGTATAACCAAAAACAGTAAAGATGATAGCAGTTCCTAGTAGCCAAAGATACATTTCATTTATAAACATTATACTGTTCCTTTATACTTTGTAGATTTTTACATAGTTGAGACGTGTTTCGTTTGCATCAAACAGTCTGTTTTTTGTCTGAGACTTTACTTTACCTTTTACTCGTTTCATATCGTTTACATTATACTCATATTTATTCATGAATGATAAAAGGTTTCCGTCCATTACAGCAACATAGTTGTATGATTCCCACTGTGAACTATAACGCTTGTCGAGAATTTTTACAACACCTTCAATTACATCTTTTTCTTTACCCAAGTGTTGGCTGTTGCGATACTCAACACGTATTTCTTTCTTTAGGCTACTTTCGTGTTGATCACGTTTTACAAACTCTGGAATAAATGCAACACGACCTAATTTATCAGCAGACACAGTATCCTGTGATACAGCGTCAATCATGTCACTTTTAAAGTTGTCCAAGTTACCAAGTCCTAGCATTACATAACGCTTCATCCATTTTTGAATTTCAGCTACTTGAATATAGTCTTCTTCAGTAGGAGTAGGACGTACATAGTCGGATGGCAAATATTGCGGATCTTTGTGGAAAGCAAACTTCACAATCTCTTTGTTTGAAAATTTTGTGTTGTTTTCTACTTCGCTAAACCTACGTGTTTCCTTGATGTATGAACGATTAATACGTTGTGCTGCACATGCCATAGCAAGTGCTTCTTGTGTAGTAACAGTGGTTGACTGAACCACTTTATTAAGATCGATGCCTTGTTTAAACATTGTGTGCCTTTCTAAGTTGCCTAAGTATTTAATCTACACTAGCATACAGATACTAGCAAGTCAACCATGTTTTTCTAATTTCTTTTTATTCTTGTAATATTGCTTTTTACGTTCTGCAATTTTTTCTTTATTATTCTTGAGATATTCTGCAATTTTTTCTTTATTATCTTTGCGATATTGCTTTTGATATTCTGCAAGTTTTTCTTTATTATTCTTGCGATATTCTGCAAGTTTTTCTTTATTATCCTTGCGATATTCTGCAATTTTTTCTTTATTATCCTTGTGATATTGCTTTTGATATTCTGCAATTTTTTCTTTATTATTCTTGTGATATTGCTTTTGATATTCTGCAATTTTTTCTTTATTATCCTTGCGATATTGCTTCATATCTTCTGCAATTTTTTCTTTATTATTCTTGCGATATTGCTTTTTCTGTTCTGCAATTTTTTCTTTATTATCCTTGCGCCATTGCTTTTTATTTTGTTTGTATCGTGCTAAAATTTCTGGATCTGATGACAGGCTTCCAGTAAACAACCCATGTTTATAAAATGAACTGTTTTCACCTGACTGATCAACATATCTAGGATCTCCTAAACTACGGTTGTAATATTTGTTCCATCGACGTGCTTTTCTATTTTTTAAAAGTTCGTGTTCTAGAATACATATTTCCTCATCTGTACCGTAAGCAAGTATTCGTCTGCGAACACCTGTAGGAATATTGTCCTTTTTAAATCTCTTCCAAATCGTAGACGAATGTGTATAAGAATCGTCAGGTGTGCCTTTGTGTTTACCTAAATAGAATTTTTTATTATTAGAGTCAAACCATAAATAAACAAAAGAATCATTTTTAGACATTTATTCTAATCCTCGTTGTGTCCATTTTTTGTGAGATAAATTATGTTCTTCTGCCCACATAATAAACAACTCATGTTCTCTATCATGTGCTTCAATCTCACTAGGTCTATCCCAGTAATCGCATCCTTGATTACTAGTTTGAGTTAATTCACCATGCTCATATTGTTTTACATGCACTAGCTCATGGGCTAGTGTAGTTAGCATCTCTCGTAGACGTAAACTACGTTTTATATCAATCTCGTACTCGCCGTCGTCAAGTTGTACACACCCGCCAACTGATTGATCGTTTGTTAGTCTACGAAAATTAATTTCAATCTCTGGATAGATGTTAAATTTACGACAAACAAAAATAGCCATACTTTCGGCATAATCGTATTGTGAAGTTGTAGCGCCATTAACTGTAATCATTATACTGTCTCTAATAGTTTCAACAAGCATACTATAGCAGAAACCATACTAGATGTCAATCTATAATCTAAAAGTTATTCGACCTTTATCTAAATCATAAGGCGTCATATCAAGTTTTACTCGATCACCTGCAACTAGTCTAATACGAAATTGTCGCATCTTGCCGCCTGTGTAGCATATCACATTATGTCCATTATCTAGTTCTACTTTGAATGTTTGGTTAGGCAGTACTTCTTTAATTTCACCTTCAACTTCTATAATATCACTATTCTTTGCCATCTACATCTTTCTTTGACATAGTAATAGAACCGTTGTCGTCTTGGGAGATTTTTATTATATCCCCGGGTACCCAATCCATTTTTTCTAATATCTCAGGTGGTATTGTCATTAAAATATTATCATCATCGCCATCTATATCTGAAAATATTTCATTAACATTATAATCTTTTATCAAGCTTGTTTCCTTTCTGCAAGTTAATGAAATATTTATCCGTTTGCATAAATAGTAGTGTAGAGCGTGAGGTGCGCAAAATAATATGCAACAATGGACACATGACAAAAAAAAGTGTAGCTTGATTGCTGCATTACCTATTGGCTTTATTGTTGGGTTATTAATTGGAATAATGATTATAATATGTACATTGTACTAAGGAACTGAATGAATTTTTTAAGTTTAGTAACAGATGTAGGATTTCCAATAGCAGGTGCTCTTGCTGCAGGCGGCTTTGTTTTTTTAACACTTAAATTTATATTAGCAGGCGTTACAGATTCAGTTACTACACTTAAGAACATTATTGGAAGTTTAGATAACAGAGTACAAACTATGAATAATGATTTAGTAAAAATAGATGCTTTACTAAGTTATGCGTTAAATGTTAGGCCTAATATAGATAGGATAGCAGCAAATGAAGGGAAAGAAGATGCCAGACGTGACTGATAATAGAGGTAAACTTGAAGTAGCAGTAAGAATTTTAGGCAATGAACTTATAGCTATCGAAATGAATGTTGACGACTTTAAAATGAAATGGTTAGCTGTTGGTGTAATTGCTATTGTTGCACTAGGTTATGCAGCTAGTGTATTTGGCCCTGCATTAGTAAATATATTTGGTTCGTAGAAATGTACGAAATTGATCTTGCAAAAATAGTAAGTGATTACGGATTTCCAATAATAGCTGCTGTTGGCATGGGCTATTTTATATTCTTTATATGGAAGTGGGTTACTGAAACTATTGATCCTGTAATTGGCGAAACAATGGGTACATTAATTAGACTTGTTGATCGTGTACGCATGTTAGACAACGATCTAATTAGACTAAACAGTAAACTAAGTATGGTTTTAGAATATAGAGCAAAACTTAATCCACAACGTGAAGACGAATTACAACGTCTAGTAGATGAATACAAACACTCTTCGGCAGAATTCGATAGTACTGGAAAATAAATTTGTAATTTATAAATAATAATATGAGATATTATTTAGGAAATTGTGAATATAAATGGTCGCATGTTAACACAAATTCAGAACCTTTATGGATACGTCGAGAGTTAGGCGAAGAACTTACTAAACAATGTAATCAAGATGGATTTAATTTAGTTTATCTAAGAACCTGCAGTCAAACATTGCCCAGTGACATATATTGCCGTTGTGATATTTATGTAGACATTGATGAAGGTAGAGATCATACTGTGTTTGCTTTAAAATACGCAGACAAAATTGCGTTAGGAGAACCGCTATGATATGGATGGATTATAATATAACTCAAGCTGGTAGTAGTTTTAGAGTTGAAGGAGACTGGCCAGGCGAAGTTATGGGACTTGACAAACAAGGTAATCCTGGATTTAAAGATAATCCTTTATACAAACCTGGCGATGTGTTTATTGTAAATAATGGCGGATGGCTAGTTAAGACCGACGAAGTTAACGCATTATTATTAAAACACGAATCTACTTCGAAGTCGCAATAAACACACCGTTCCAATCAGTAGGCAAGTCTTGTGTTTTTTGAAATTCGCAACGTTCTATCCACATGTTATAATATCCTTCTAACTTAGCATCAAAATGTCGCATAAGTTTATTACACAAGTCAATTGCTTCGTCAAATTCTTGTAATCTATATGCTTGATGCATACGTTGATGCATCTCTTGGCTTTTGCGTTGCGCTGGAGTTTTTTGAACATCTAACACTGTCCATATTCCAATTCCTATAGTTTTGCCCTTGACTGCTAAGTCATCTATTTTTAAATAGAAAAAGTCATTTTTAGTTTGCTGATATGTAGCATCACCAACAAGCAGGACACATCCATATTCTTTACATTTACTTTCTATTCGTGCTGCTGTTGAAACAGAATCTCCGAGGACGTCATAACTGTGTCGCTGTGTACTTCCCATCTCGCCCAAATAACCAAGACCAGTATTAATGCCAGCCCCCATACCAACGGGTGGCCTACCTTCTGCTGTAATTTTCTCATTAAATAACTCCACTGCTTTAAGCATGTCAAGACCGCATTGTACTGCGGTTTTTGGATGTTCAGGATCATCTATAGGTGCATTGTGTATGTGCATACTAGCATCACCAATGTACTTAATTATCATTCCATCCATATCTAATACTGGTTGCGTAATTGCATCCATGTATGAGTTCATAACCTTTGTTAGTCCTTTTACATCGTCGCCAAATGATTCACCTAATGGAGTGAAGCCACGTAAATCACTGAACACAATGCTAACTTCTTTCTTCATACCTTCTTTGATTAGTGCAGGATTTTCCTGTAGCATACGCACCACTGTTGGTGATGCATATCCTGCAAACTGTTTTTTAATTTCTTGTTTTTGTAAAAACTCATCTAAGAACTTAGGTATATATCTTGCTAGTCCTACCGTAATTAAAAACACAGCAGGAATAAATCCATCAATCAATATCAGGTGCTCAGAAAACATCCAGTAACTAAATCCTATGCTGCTGCCCACGGACACTACAAAGAAGGCTATACCTATGTATGTCCAACGAGCTATTAATATCATTGCAATTCCTACAATAATAAATGCAGCGATTTCACCCCAAGCCTTTGCATCAGGATGTCTTACTATATTAGATTCGTTAAAAACTGTACCTAATAGTGTAGCTTGTAATTCGTGTGGAAATATACTTCCTTTAGCTGTAGCAATTGGTTGTGTAATACCAGCAGCGGTAGGACCTACAAATACTACAGCACCAGCGAAATCATCAGGTAACTCTACAGCACTTGCTTTTATATTTTGTTGACTCCAATCAATCCATACTCTTCCAACTGTATCTGTTTGTAGGAATCCAAATTGTGGTATACGTAGTTTATCTACTCCTAACTCATTTAGTTTAATTTGGAAGCTAGGATCACCTGCTAGTACACGTAGTACTTCCATTGTTACATTTGGATATAGCGTGCCGTTTGATTCTAGTATTAACGGAGCTCTGCGTGTTACTCCATCAATTTCGGCAAATGTATTTGTTATACCACTACCATATGCATTATTTTCAATAGTCGGAACGTTTGCAATAATACCCGGAGCATTAGGAATCATGTGCATGTATTCTGGATTTATAATTGCTGCACCTGGATTAATTGGAGTATTTTTATCTTTTGTAGAACCTAGCATTGTTACTATCACAGGGTAGTTCTGCATGGTTAATGCAAGTACATCATCTTGAGATGATCTATCATTCTCTGACATTAACACATTAAACACCACAAGTCCAGCGCCTCTGGCATATAAATCCTCTATAAGGCTAGCATAATCGCCTCTTGGCCATGGCCATTGACCACGTGCCTCTAAACTTGGTTCATCGATGTTTACTGTGTAAATGTTATTTTGTACAGAAGTTTGATTTATAATTAATGTATCAAAATATTTTAATCGAATACTTTCTAAAAAATTAGGATTTGATAGATATACATAACTTAATACACATAATAATAATACACTCCAGACAGACGAAAAGATAATTTTATGCATATTAACTTCCTTTTAGTTATTCATTTTGTATATTAATTGGAACGCAATACGCCCATGTCCTAAATTCTATTGGTGCAGATGAATACGTACTCTGTTTACTTATCTCTTTGGCAACATGTATACATTCAGAAATATTATTGTAGTGTGTATCATTACTAATTTTTGTTGGGTTTGACATTCCTATCATTACTACTAATAAAAATACAGATTTCATGTTACCACTTTCCAGTTCCTACTCCGATTATAAACACAATTGCTCCTAGTGCTGTTGCTGCCAAGACTGCTAATACAACAATTGCAAGAGTATCAAGAAATGCTTTCCTTTGTTGTTCTTGCTTATACACAGTTGCTTCACGTTGCTTTCGAATCTTGCGGCGCATTTCTTTAAGTTCTTCCATAGTGCCCCAGCCAAATCGATAGTTTAATAAGGTTGCAAGTTCTTTTTCTTGTTCCATTAATTTCTTTTCATGTATTAGTAGATTAAAAGCTTCTTCTTCGACACTACGAGACTGTAATATTTTTTTAAAGATAGGAGGTTTTTTTTGAGACGTTTGCGCATAGCGAAAGTCAGCTGATGCTGTATACCATTTGCCTAATTGCTTTGCTACGTTCTCAAAATCTTGCCCTGCATTTACAAATTTTTTAACAGTACTAAACGCTACTGTAGCAGCAGATATTGCTGAAATTGGATCTATCATGTTTTTCCCTCAACAGTATTTATTATTTTCCTATAGGTATTTCAACGCCTATAACAATACCAGTTTTTATATTGCCTGTCCTATTACGTTCGTATGCTGGCGCTATAAACATTTTTAAATTTTCTGTATTATATATGACTCTTATATATGGAGAAACTTTATCAAATGTTGTATATCCTGTTACACCTCCAATTTCAAAACTAAAGTTTTCACCAGTTGGTATATTAATTCCTCCATACCAGCTTAATCTATTAATACTATTATAATATACACCACTTATTGTACTACCTTCTAAAAATCGAATATGTGGATGTATGCTATTATATTCGTTAGTTACTCCTAAGTGTGTGCTAAGTGCTAGTCCTAAAATCATTTGTAATACCCTTTAATTTTGTAATATCGAAACAGAACAACCTGCTGTATTTGTACAACTTCCAGTAAGACTGTATGTTTGAGCAGTACTACTATTCTGTTCAGTAGTTACACTATATGCGCCACCCCCATTGGTTACATTAATTTCCATATTATGTGCGCCGTTGCCGTGTTGCAATGCATCAACTGTATGCCCGTCTCCTGTTACTAGTACATCGGCAAATAAACTGTTAGAACTCTTCTGTGTTAACTCAATGTTATTATTGTCGCCGGTTACTTCAATAAATCCCTGGTGCTGTCCATTTTTACGTTGTTCATGTAATATATCATTATTATCACCTGTAACAATGTTTGCCAAATGTTTTGAACCACTACAGCAACTAGTTTTTTGATCTGTTTGAGTATGTTTATAAACATTATTATCACCTGTAACTGTTACGTATGCTTCGTGATCGCCGCCTTCGATTGTATCAACTGTGCCGCTGCCGTATTTTCCTTGCCAACTTATTACACTGTTATTACCTCCAATAACAACTCCACGTAGAAAATTACTTTCGCCGTCACCGCCCTGATATACATCAATAGTATTATCATCTCCGATTAGCATACCTTCAAATTGTTCGTATTGTGAACCATTTTGTGTAACTGTAAGAGTATTACGATCGCCAGTAATAGGTGTGCTGTCTATGCCACTAGTACTATGATTATTACCATCTTGATCAATTGTAATAGTGTTATCATCGCCGTTAACTTCTACATATGCTTCGTTATCATCTCCGTCTTGTGAAACTGTAATAGTTTGATCATAGTCGCCGCCATTGCCTAGCTCGGCATATACTGTATTGTCATCGCCGGTTTGTGTTAAAATAATCTTTGCATTATTACCGTGACTATCTGCCACAGCAATATTTCTATCACCAGTTTGACTAATTGTTTGCTGTCCATTCCCGGCACTTTGATATAATCCTATACTATTATTATCACCTGTTTGTGTGTAAGAATTATCTTGATTATTTCCATGTAGTGTAGCTTTAGCTGTGCTACTATGAAGATGACTTATAGTATTATCTTGGCCATCTTGATCTATAGTCAAGTTGGTATTATTTCCAACTTGCTTAATATAGATATCATTTGCATAACTACCACTCGCGTTGAATAATAGTAATACTATTGCCAGTGGTTGTACCCAACCTATAATCATAGTATTCAAAGTCTTGTTGCTCCATGTCGATCGTATATCCATAGTTTTGATCAAGTCGTAATCTAAAATAATTATCGCTTCCATTATCCTCTCGACTAATCTCCCAACTACCTTCCCATTCTTCTAATTGTATTCCTGTTGTTAAATCTATGCCGGTTTGGTATTGCTTAAAAAATAAAGAATTTTGTATATCTAATTCATTACTAAGTCTAGCCATAAGTGCTGCATTTAGTGCATCAAGCATATCATATAGTACATCGGCAAAAATGTAATCTGTTTCATCAAGCTGTGTTGACCAAATTCCGTCAATACTGTCTTGAAGTGCATCAGCATCTAACCCATCAAATTCTAGCATATCGATACCTAAGAAATCATATTGTGCTCTTGCTTTTCTTAGGATTTCAGCTTCTTCGTCTTCGTAAGGAGTGCGCTTTCTTAGAATTAATAACTGTGTAAGATTTTGTTCTTCTATATCAAGTATAAGAGGTTTTGATGGCGGTTGATTGCTAGTGCTAGTCATAGTTGTTTGAAAAGATTGATTCATAATAACTATACCTGCATCAGTCTCAACTTCTATTTCTCCTGTATAACATACTCCTTGATCATTGCAACTCGGTAGTAAGGTTATCATTGATCCTCCAAGTTCGTCAACTACCATTGCAAAATCTGTGCCGCGGACATTAATAGTTGCACTTGGCGTTCTTATATTAACATTTTGTCTAAAGTTTTTAGCAATTTGGCCACTAGCATATCTAATTCCTCCAAGGCTTGCTTTAATACTTAATTTACCTATTCCGTTAGCTGGGTCGTATACAAATTCATCAATTAATAGTCGACTATGTTCTGTTAAATCAACCCTAGTATCATCAATAAAATCAATTTGCATAGTACCTCGTGCTGTTACAGCAGTGTCAAGGCTTTGTACACCAATTCCTTTATCGCCAACTACTACGTCATTGCCTCTTTCAAGAACTCCTGACCCTTGTATTTTCCCAATTTGTCCAGCAGAATCAACAGCAGCAAATGCTATCGAGGTTAGACAACCTAAGTTAATCAGACTGATTAATATTAACTGAACCATCGTCGCCTGTCATTTCTAAATTTACTTTGTTGTCATTTATTCCACTTTGTGTTATGTCAATTAGATTGCCGCCTCCTGTGATATCTAATGTAACTGCATGTCCTCCGCTGTCTCCATCGCCACTAATGTCTATATCAATTAAGTTTCCACCGGCGTCGGTACTATTACCTGATGCTACGTCATTTAGAGTAGTTGAACTAGATGTACTACTATTATCTACAGTAACAGTAACGTCTGCATTAGTCCCGTCTACTTCGGCTTGTATAACATTTCCATCGCCGTCAATTGTAAATGCTGCTACTAAATTTTGTGCATCATTTGTTTCACCAGCAAAAATATCAAATGTATTATCATCGCCAGTTGTTGTAATGTTAACAGTCACATTATCACAATTAACACCGTTGGTTGAATCACATTTCATATCAACGTTGTTTGAATCTCCAGTAAATGTCCATGTTCCTGTGTAGGTGCTACCATCAATAATTGCATCTATTTTATTTGTATCACCAGTTTGTGTAATTGCAAAAGTCATTGAATCGCCAGAGAGCATGGCATCTTTTGTGCTATCGCCAATTTCATTATTTTGCCCATCTTGTATTATATCTAAATCTAATGTGTCGCCAACTTGTTCGATATAAATTTCATTTGCTAACAAACTTGATCCAAATAATATTAAAGTAGCAATTATTATTATTTTTATTTTCATTGCCCTCACCTAAACTCTTTAAATTTCCAAAGACCCTTTCTTTCGCCCTCGTACACCATTTCAACTACTCCGGCCTCAATAGCTGCTCTTACAGCATAATTTACTGGTTCGTTAATTGACCATCCAATTTCGCTTTCAACTGCTTTAGTTCCCATATCAAAAAACTTAAAAACATCAGTTCCTGAACGATAGCTAGCAATAGTTTTTTCAGTTGCTACACTAAATAGTACCCTTCCTGTACTAACACTTACTATTCTCATTACTACAGTTACATAGTCAATTCTATATTCATCTTGCAACCCTAGTCCTAAGTAACGTGCTCCAACTCCTCCAGTTGAAACATTACTATCATAACCAACAATACCGCCTTCCAGTAAAAGTCCTGCAAACAACATTGGCTTAAGGGCAGTTGGACCATGTGGTTTTTCTTTTTCATATGTATCTCTTGTGTTTCTTATTAGTTGTCGTTCTTTAATCAAATGCTCCATGCCAACACGCTCTACAACTTCAAACCAAGTTCCATTTCCGACTTCCTGTAATGCTTTAATTACCCATACTTCGGATCCTTGTGTAACTGCACTACTAAGATTTGCTATCTTGTCTGCAGGTTTACGCTGACCCGTTTTATCTAAAAAATTATAAACAGCAATAGTCATCTTTTTAGCATCAAGTTCAGGCACGGCATCTAGACGTATCTGCTCAGGTGCCGTTTGTATTCTTGCTGGACCTACTGACTTTTTGATATCTTGAGATTTCTGCCATCCAGTACAACTTGTTAGAATACACACAACCAATATTAATATTATATTTTTCAAAATGCAAACTCTCCACTGCCCGGAATATTAATTTCAGTATATCCATCATCGCCATCTACAATAATTGTAATTTCACCAGTATCAGGATTTTTAGCCCAGGTTATTTCAGCACCTTCAATATTGGCACTCCCGCTATCAGGTGGAACACATTCAGTGTCGTCAGCCTCGCATGTAGCAAACATAGCATCAACAAGTTGCTTGCTCATTGTAGCATATATTCTACTTTCAAGATTACGCATAAATTTTGTAAGTATTGAACTATCGCCTTCTCGTTCTAATGCTCTGTTAGCTGCTTCAGCATCTTTACGACGATCTTCTCGTCTATTGTACTGTAGTTGTTCTACGCTTAATACATGAGTTGAATATCCATTTCCATAGTGAAATGCTGGGCTTTTAAATCCCCATCCTAGCTCACTTGAATATGTTACTGATCCTATAAAGATTAGTATAATAATTAATATTGGTAGCTTCATGCTAATATTTAGCTATAGTTTAGGGAATAATAAGTCTCTACAAAATATTTCTACATCATTCTCAGGTAATCCAAGACTTTTCATTACAGCTGGTGTATGAGGATTCATCTGTTGATTTGTACAATAATAGTTGTGCATTTTTTTATTATACTCAACATCTAAGATATCTTGATATGTTGAATACTTGGTAATTTCTTCTAAATAATACACAGTGTTAGATAAAACAATATCAATAATTTGATCTATTTCTTCTGTAGTACTAACATTACTAGCAGAAATCATCCACGGTGTAAATATATTACTTGCCCATTCGGGTAACACTCTTTCCTTAGTTGGTGTATAATCTCTTACACTCTCTTGAAACCCTTGAATCATTGGATGATCTATGCCGCCGCTAGTTTCGCTAAAATCATGAAATGCACCTGTAATTTTATTTTTACCGGCAATAACGTCGAAGCCATAAATGGGTCCATTGTTATCCATGGATGGAAACATACAAACATGCATCATCCATAGACCTTTAGTATCCCTAGCATCAACTACATCAACATGTGCTCGGCGAATGTGTTGATTAACCCATGTTCTATTAATCCAATTGTTATGATTAAATTGTGCTAATGCTGGTTCATGATATTCAGCAGCATTATCGTTGAGTAGTTTAATAATTTGATTTTGACAATCAACAAGTTTATTCCATATAAGGCTCAATGTCCAACTCCATTAATTCTTGAAATAATTTAGTTGCAGATTCAAATACATAGATTGCTTCAGTAGCCATATCATCTGTGGTCTTGCTTCTTATTATTTCTTTTAATGCTGCTTTATCGCCGTCAAACTGATACATTTGTTTTGACCCTGGTACCTTACGTGCTATCATTTGCCCTCCGCTTAGGTCTCCCATATGAAGTGTATAGATGTGTGCTGTTAACAATACAGGATCTTGCATAATTTCTTTCATATGCAAAATATATTCATGAGTGCTAGGTAGTACAACAGGTGATTCGTTGTGATTCCATAATTCGTTAAAATCTTGTTCAATTTTTAAATGACGACTTACTCCAGGAAGATCGTCAAATATTCCATGAGAACTTGCAAGTGTTTCTAATAATTTATATTTTTTATGTTGATTCCACAAATATGTAGCATATAACTCAGGATTAATTTTTCCACTCATCAATACTTTAACAAATTTTTGTCTTTCTGCATTTCGATGTTGATCATGAGTTAATTCTTTTAATTTACTCATTCTTCTTCAATCTTTATTCGTAAAGGAAATCCATTATCTCGACTTAGTGTAGTTGCTTCAACAGATTTTTGTTCAGCAATTTCGTAACTGTATATACCAACTACTCCTGATCCTTTTTCATGAATTTCAAGTGTTAACGAAAGTGCTGATTCTTCTGAATGTTTAAATAATTCGGTTATTAATGATATTACAAAATCCATTGGAGTTTGCTCATCGTTAAGAAATACTACCTTATAACGACTTGGCTCGTCAATATTAATTTTAATTTTATCATTTATTTTTATATCTAAGTCAACATCTGTGGTCATTTTTAAATCCTTTTATTAGGGGGAGTTATTCCCCCTAATGTACTTAGTTAATATTTATTTAAGTGTGCTGACAGTTGAAATATTAATTTTTTTAGGTTGATCAGCTTCAGGAACTTCTCTAACTAAATGAATATTTAACATTCCTAATTCAAGTGTAGCATTTTCAACCTCAACATTATCGGCTAGTGTAAACTCTTTTTTAAAGTTACGACCAGCAATACCTTGATGTAAATAGTTTATACTGTTGTCATTAATCGTTGTTTTACGACCTTCAATTCTTAAAACATTCTTTTCTTTTAGAATATCTAAATTGTCCATATCAAATCCTGCAACAGCTAACGAAATTAAGTATTCATTTTCGTTGAGTTCTATTAAATTATATGGTGGATAATTAGTAGCTGATGTAGTTGTAAAACGTTCCATCTGATCAAATAAATTATCAAATCCAACTGAGGTTCTATGAAAATTAGGGAAGTCTATTGTTTGTAATCTTGTCATGTTATTTCTCCTTATATAAGCAAGATATAGTGGACCCAATAAGGCGTCCACTAGTATTTATTTAAGATTCTTGGGTAAATTCTGCATCTACAATTTCAGCATCATCTTTATTAAGATCGTTTGGTTCTTCTGGTTTTTCTCGTTCTGCCTTAATTTTGAATACAACTTCCATTGCTGTTAACAGTTCTTTGGTTTTTTCTTGCATATTATCAGTGTCATCAGTTTTAGCTGATTCTAAACAAGTTGAAGTTGCTTCTTCAATTGCAGTTTTTTCATCTTCGGACAAATCGTCTTTTACTTCGTTATAGTCTTTTTGTAGTTGAGCAACAGTTGATTCTGTTCTATTTCTTTCATCGACAATTTTTCTGCGCTGCATATCATTTTCAGAATTTTCTTCAGCATCTTTAATCATCTGTTCAATTTCGCTCTCAGATAGTCCGCCACCAGATTCGATAGTAATATTCTGTTCTTTACCTGTGCCTTGATCCTTTGCACTTACTGAAAGAATTCCGTTAGCATCAATATCAAATGTTACCTCAATTTGTGGAACTCCTCGTGGCGCTGGTGCAATACCATCTAAGTTAAATGTACCAAGCATTTTGTTGTCACTAATAAATTCTCTTTCACCTTGACCTACTGTAATAGTTACTGTTGGTTGACCGTCATCAGCTGTACTAAATACCTGACTTTTCTTTGCAGGAATTGTAGTGTTTTTGTCAATAAGTTTTACCATGACACCGCCTACTGTTTCAATACCAAGCGATAGTGGTGTTACATCTAATAACAGTATATCTTTATTATCGCCAGCAAGTACTGATCCTTGTAGAGCAGCACCCATAGCAACTGCTTCGTCTGGATTTACATCCTTACGAGGTGCTTTACCAAAAAACTTTTCTACCGCAACTTGGACTGCTGGCATACGAGTTTGACCGCCAACTAATATAACTTCATCAATATCTGAGATACTAAGTTCAGCATCTTTAATTGCAACTTCGCAAGGCTTAATTGTTCTAGCAACTAAGCCTTCAACTAGACCTTCAAAAGTTGAACGTGTAATTTTTGATGTAAAGTGTTTTGGACCTGTTGTATCGGCTGTTAGATATGGTAAGTTAATATCTGTTTGTGCTCCAGAGCTTAGTTCAACTTTGGCTTTCTCGGCAGCTTCTTTAAGACGTTGTAATGCCATGTTATCAGAAGATATATCAATTCCAGATTCTTTCTTAAATTCTGCAATTATCCAATCAACTAATACTTGATCAAAATCTTCACCACCTAGAAGTGTATCGCCATTTGTTGATAATACTTCAAACTGTTGTTCACCGTCCATTTCGTCAATTTCAATTATTGAAACGTCAAATGTTCCGCCACCTAAGTCATACACTGCAATTTTACGTGTACCAGTAACACCTTTTTCAACACCATATGCTAATGCTGCTGCTGTTGGCTCGTTGATAATACGCAATACTTCTAAACCTGCAATCTTACCTGCATCCTTAGTTGCTTGACGTTGCGAGTCATTAAAATATGCTGGAACTGTGATAACAGCTTGTGTTACTTCCTCACCAAGATAATCTTCAGCGTTTGTTTTAATTCTACGAAGAATTTCTGAAGAAACCTGTTGTGGTGCATATTGTGATCCATTTGCTTCAATCCAAGCATCGCCGTTCTTTGCTTTTACAATTTTATAAGGACTATTCTTAATATCCTTTTTAACAGTTTTGTCGCTAAACTTACGTCCAATTAAACGCTTTACTGCGTGAATAGTGTTTGAACTATTTGTAACTGCTTGTCTTTTTGCTGCTGCTCCAACTAAAATATCGTCATCAGTGTATGCAACAATACTTGGTGTAGTACGTCCTCCATCTGCATTTTCAATAATTTTGTGAGTTGTTCCGTTGACTACTGCTAAACACGAATTAGTAGTCCCTAGGTCAATGCCTATTACTTTTGCCATTTTATTCTCCTTTATAAGCAAGATATGTTGAACCCATTACGGCGTTCAACATTATTTATCAGTTTGTATAAACTGAGTTAAATTGTTGAGTACAACGGATAAATGTTGTACATTTACTCAATTGTTTTAATTTTATTGCACCAGCGTATGTACAAGTAGATCTTAATCCTCCAAGAAGATCTTGTATTGTATATGCTACTTCACCTCTATAAGGAACAAGTACTTCACGACCTTCAGCTGAACGATAATCCTTGAGACCGCCAAAGTGTTTTGTATTTGCTGCTTCGCTACTCATACCGTAGAACTGTACAAACTTTTTTTCTTTGATAACACGGGATTCATTTTCAAACTCATCTGTGATATATCTTTTTGTAATTACTTTGCCGCTGCCTTCGTTGTGTCCCGCAAGCATTCCTCCGAGCATAACGAAATCAGCACCACCTGCAAACGCTTTGGCAATATCGCCAGGACAAGTGCAACCACCATCAGCAATGATATGACCGCTAAGGCCGTGAGCAGCATCGGCACACTCGATAACAGCTGATAGTTGTGGATAACCCACTCCTGTTTGAATACGAGTAGTGCAAACAGACCCGGGACCAATACCAACCTTAACAATATCTGCGCCAGCAAGAATCAATTCCTCTGTCATTTCTCCAGTAACTACGTTACCTGCTATAATCACTAATTTTGGAAACTGATCACGTACTTTACGCACCCTTGCCGCAAAGTGGTCACTGTATCCGTTTGCGATATCCATACATACATATTTTAAGTTATCGCCTACGTGGGCCTGTACATTGACTAACTTTAAAAAGTCAGCATCACTTGAGCCAATACTCATAGCAACATTAGCTGTACGCTCGGGTATATTGATATTAAAGTATTCTACAAGTTGTTCGGCTGAGTAAGTTTTAACTAAACATGTAAAGATGTTACCTTCGGCAAGTTTGTTTGCCATTTCAAATGTACCAACACCATCCATGTTACTTGCCATAATCGGCACACCTTCGTATTCTGCTTTACTGTTTCTAAATTTAAACTTACGGTCTAGGCGTACTTGGCTACGACTTTGTAGTGTACTACGTTTTGGTCTTATAAGCACATCTTTATAGTCAAGGCGAATTTCTTGGTCGATACGCATATTAAAGCTCGTTTGATTTTTGTTTTAGTTTTTTTGCTCTGCGTATTGCAGCAAGCTTTGATAACCTTCTTTTGGTTCCTTTGGACTGATAAAATTCTCTTTGTTTCATCTCTTGAAACAGTCCGTCATCGGCTAATTTCTTTTTTAGTTTTCGTAATGCTTTAGCAATGTCATTGTTATAAACATCGACTTTAAAGCCTTTGCTAAATGTTGTGTCTGTTTTTAAATGTTTACTCATTATTTCCTCTATCTATTAATATATTGTTGAGCCATTGTAAGTCATAGACTTTGTTATTGCTTATTAAATTATAAGGTGTAACCGAGTCGTTTGTCAAGTAAAAAGTGTCTGGTTGTGCAATAAAATACGATGAAAATTTACGAACCGCTGGATTACAATTATCCAAGTCAATAATAGTAGATTTTATATTTTTTTGTTGACTTATTGATAATAACCAAGGTATCTCATGTTCGTCAAACCATGTTTCAAATAGAAATATATTCAAGTCAATGGTTAAATGATCAATTGACTGTTGTAACATTTCTTTAAGGTGTTCGGTTGGACAAATAAGTAAAATACTAAGTGTGTCATTTAATAATACATCAGGTGGTGTAATTATTGTAATATTATTCATACTATTCTAATTCCATGGAAGTTTATCTATTTTACCTTTTATATATCTCATTTTCCATATCTTGATACTTTGATCTGGATTGTTCTGTTTCCATTCATGTTTTTTGTTGTTATACTCATTGTCTTTTTCTAATCTAGATAGATGTTCTTGGCGTTGCTTTTCATCTTCATTATTAGGTATAAATTCTTCGTCGGCTTTAGGAATTACTGGTACCATTCCTTGGGAAGTGTCTCTTCCATTATCATTGGTTCTAAGTTGTTTATTATTAATTGTAGTTGTTTCACTGTCATTGCTGGCTTGCTCTGTGGCAACTTCTTTACTTCCTTTGTCGGATTGTTCGTTGTTGTCTGTGTTGACATCATCAGGTCTATTATACTGGTCATTTCTGGTATCTCCGTCATCGTATCCAGGATTATTAACAATAGCTTGCGCCCGTTGTCTTTCATAATCTGTTCGACTATTAGTCTGATCGTGTTTTTCTTTTGCACGATACATAAATGTATATTGGCTAGCAATTAGCAGTAACACAGCTAATGGATCAAAAACTAGAATTATTATTAAGATTACCCATCTTACTGCCTCTTCTAATATAGTTTGATCTGCTTTTTCGCCATATACAAATTCTGCGAGATATTTAACAGGACCAACTTCTGCTTCTAGCTTACGATAATCAGCTTGTAAAGCATATTTTTGTTCTGTTAGTTCGTCAATAGTATTATTAGTTGTACGTATTTTATTTTGTTGTTCAGTAACAAATTGTTCAACATCTTCATCTTTTCCTACAGTTAAATTATCTCTTAATCGCTGTATCAAAGAATTGCTTGCTGCAATTTGTGTATCTGCACTAGTGCGTAAATTGGCTATTGTTTGTCTAGCAGAAATAATTTTAGGATTTTCTGCTTTACGTAAATTTGCAATAGTTTCTTGTATTGTTTTTTGTTGACTACGGATATTTGGAATACTATTATCTATTATTGTTTGAATATTAGTAAGTATTTGCTTACGAGAGTTAGTAGCTTCAGTTGTAGCCTTGTTACGTATTCTGTCAATATCTACTACTATCTGCTGTTTACGTTTTGTAATGTTATCAGTTTGTTCTCCACGTAAATTATTTACTAGTGTAGTAAGTCTTTGCCTTTCAGTGTCAAACGCAGTTTGAGCTTGTTGACGTAATTCAGTTGCTTGTGTTTGTAATTCATTAATGCGAGTTTGTTGTGCTTCAACCCATGCATCAAGAGCACGTTGAGTATTTGAACCAAATTTACCGTCACTGTTTACACCAATAATAGCTTGACCAATTTTAATTTGTTCTTTTTCATTACTTTGTAATTTATTTGTAATTACTGTTAGGTTTTCTTTTAAATCTGCTACTTGCTGTAACATTTCATCAGCTAGTGTTGTATCGATACTTAGTAAACTTATTCTTTCTTCATATTCATTTGCTTGAGTATTAATACGTCCTAGATTTTCTTCTAGTTGTTCACTTTCGTCAATGTACGGCTGTACTTGTTCTTCAACACTTGACGCACTTACTGAATCAAGTTGAGTTCTATAATCTTTTACTACGCTTTCTAATCTAGTAATTTCGTCGTTAAAACTTGTTAATTCTTTTTCATGCGAAGTTATTTGTTTTTCAACTTTGAGTAACTCTGCTGTAATAATGCTGTTTTGTTCAGCTATTGCAGGATCTATTCTATCATATGCTGTATCAATACGTATTTGTTCTTTGTCAATTTGTTCTTGTATAGCATCATTGCCGCTGCCTACACTTGCTTCAGCTTCGTTTATGCGTGTTTCAGATCTTGAAATAATCTGTTCTTGTCGTATTATTTCTTCGTCAATCCGGTCTATTTGAGCAATGCCTTCATCGGCAGCACTTGTTTGTTCTATATGTGCCTTTGAAAGAAATCCAAAAATACCCATACTGGTTATAAACATAAGAATAAAAACAGCTAGTGTAAGGTAAGTTTTTAACCACCAAGTTGCTTGTTTCCAGTATCGATGTAACCATACCGCGGTAATTAATTTACCTACTTCAAGTACACCTCCCATAATCATGATAGGAATTGCAGCCGCAGCAAAAATAGCCATAAGTCCAGCTACTGAATAATAAATTGCTACTGCACTTATTGAAAGAGCAGTAACCAGTGTAAGTATTCCTAAAAATATATTCATATAATTATCATAATATCAAGGTACGGTGCGCATTTACTTTTTTAGTTGCGCCGCATAGTACTAGCTTCAATAGCTTGTTTTTTACTTGTAACGGGCATAAGATTGCTTTTATGAGTAGTTGCAATACCAATAATATAAGTCCCTGTATATTGTTGCCTTTCTTTAGCAGCGCCTGCGCCTGCAATTTTATTACTTAATTTTACACCAGTTCTATTATCTTTATAGTCTGGTATATTATTTATGTCTATTTTTTCAGTCTTACTAGTATTAGCTCCTTTAACACCCATCTTTTTAAGCCATTTTTCGTGCTCAGTTTGGGCTTTCTGTTGTCGTGCGTTAAGTTTCTTTTTCTTAGAATTATATCTAGTTGTAGTCAAGTATGGTCCAACAAGATGCATTGACATATTAAAACTCCTATACCATTATGCCAGGTTTTACTTTTTGTGTATTAACAACTGGCACTCGTCTTGACGGATCACCATCTTTTTCAACACAGCCAATTTCTAACGTAGTATAAGTACCCTGGCCGTAAATGTCATCTAAGTGTATAACTAATTTGGAAGATAAGTCAACTATATTATTCTGTGTGTAATATAGGCATTGTTCTTTATTAGAAAAGTTTTTACCTTCGAGTACAAGTCTTTCGTCAGTTTCAACTATAAAAAATAAAGAATACAACATCCACATAGTAACATTATCCAGAAAATGGGTCGAATTGTGTACCGTTAGTAATCAAACATGCCATGCCGTTTGAATGTACTACTAATGTCCATTTTCCGCTATTTTGATCTACATAAAAACTAACTGGTGACTTGAATGGTTGTGCAAATTGTGGTGGGCGTCCTGGAGGGATCATATAAAATAATCCTTCAGCACTAAAAAGTTTCTTTTCATTGTTTTCATTGGTTAGTAAATTTATTACATATTCTTCAGTATCGCAGGGTATACGTTGAGCCTGCATAGACGGATTTCGTGGAATATCTGTCTTATCTTTTTCTGGTGCCAAAATTCCTGGCGGTGCTGGTGGTAGTGTTTCTTGATATATTTCAGGATCTCCAGACATATCTTGGGCTTTAACTGATATGCTAGCAGTACAGGATACTAGCAACAGTGTAGTAGTAAATATTAATAAGTTTTTGATCATTTAATATACTCCTCTATTGTTAATTGTATAATATAATCATAATAAAGTCAACCTAAATGATCTATTTTAACAACTCCTTCGGAAATTAAACGTTCTCGATTAGCCAAATGAGCAGCAGCTACGTCATCTTTATTTTGTCCATGATACGGCACACAATGACCTTCTTCAATCATAACTTCGGTAGCCATACGTCCATCTTCGGTTACAAAATCACCTAGTACTCTTCCAAATTTACCTTTCATGTCTTCGCCGTTTTTATTAATCTCAGTTTTAAGTATTGTTGTTTCGCCTAATAATTCTTGTAATCTTTTCTTAGCAGCTAACCCAAATTGTTTTTCTGTTAAATCTCTAGTTCTGCTTTCAGGAGTATCAATCCCCATAACTCTAACTCTTTCGTCTGATAATACAATTCCAAACCCTAAATCAATATCTACATCCACAGTATCACCGTCTATAACTTTTATAACCTTTGCCCTATATTCATACATTTTAAAACCCTCATATATATTTATCGGAATATAAAAAAAGAGACTACAAAAAACTGTTTTATTTTTGTAGTAATATTTTAAAGTTTAGTTGCAATCCCTTGTCACCAGCAGCAAACACCTCGGGCTTTGTGATACGAGATACTTTTGATTTGTTTTCTGGTTTTTGTTGAAACTGAGAAAATGCATAACTTATTTCAGTTTCCATAATATTTTTAAATCTAAATGCTCTATCGCATTCGCAGAGTATTTGAAAATTCCAACTTGATTGAGTTTTAGTTTTTTCGTATACTGGTTCACCAAGAATTATATCAACAAACTTAACACCTTGACGAGAGGCTCCTCTAAGTGATTGTTTAATTATTTCTCCAACAACAGTTTTAGTCGCTAGATTAATTGCCTGTTGTTTTGCTTCTCTATGTGAAGCACTTAAAGATTTAAAAAATCCCATGTATGTAAGCCCTCGTAGTCGGCACTTCTGTTGCCAGGCAGTACCCGCCCCGGAAAGCCTATTTAGGCTGCCATTGCCATGTCTGGCGCATAATTGTCATTTGCAATTATAGTTGTTGACCAATAACGCAGTCATCCGGTAAACTCCACTCTATCTTCACACTGGTCGATCCTATTTCGGCCCCATCAAAGATACACTATCCTGCCTCCTCTTAACATTTAGTTAAGTATCAACAATCAGGTTCAAAACATCTCGCAATGTCAGTTTTATCAACTACTAAGTAGCATAGTATATCTATGGTGGAGCCGTCCGGTACCGCCCCGGAGTCCCATATGTGTCCATTTTGCTTCAACATTTACAAGTATATTTATATATTAATTTATGGGTATTGTCAAGTCTCAATGGCATCTTTTAATGTACATTTATATTCAACAGCATCCCATCTACCATCTGGTGGTATTAATTGGTATATTGGGAGCATGTCATAACAATCTTGTTTAGAATCAAACCACTGTACATCTTGTGTAATACAGTCCGATTGTAAACAAACTGTTAGCAATATGTGCCACATTATTTCCATCAGTTACGAGCCATATGTTTAGGTTCAGTGTCTACTAATGCTTGCTGATACGGATTAACATCTAAATACTTGCCCCATTCACTATAGTAATGACGCATACCAACTTCGTCATGTATTGTTGAGTTTTCATGTCTTCCATGTAAGATATGTCTATCTTCTGTACCTTCTCTCATTGTTGTGCCTTGTCCAGATACGCCTAATAAATCTTCATGTAAGTTGCGTCCAAATGGTCCCCAAATTGTATTATGATGCTTGATACGAGTTTGTCTTTCTTCTGGAGTGTCTTTGCGTAATCCATATCCTCTAAATTCAATTAGTACGCTGTTAGGTCCTAGTGGAGTAACACTATCACTACGGTAAGCACTACCACGCAAGTTAAAGTTAAAGCCTGGAAACAAGTCTACCATATACCATTGGTTAGGCGGCAAGTTAGGAAAACTTAATTCTCCTCTATCACCTTCTTTATCAAATTCGGTATAGTTGACTGTAAAACTACTTACATTTACATGTCCATTATCAAACGGTACATTTTTTCTAGCAAAATATTCATCATTAAACCCAGTTACGCGATTGAAATAGTGCATAAAGTCGTGGTAGAATTCACTGTTAGTATCATGCCATAGTTTGTAGTTGGTGGGAATAATTGCTTTGTGATAATGAAATATTTCTAGTTCTTCTGTATCAATAGCATCTGCAATACAATCAAATGCACCTGCTGTCCATTGTTCTACATCCATTGTAGGATTAGGATCTAGTGTTACCCAAACCATACCACCATGCTTTATTTCACTGTATAGTTCTGAATTGCTAGTCGCAATAGGGGCCTTTAATGTTCCTGTAGGAGTTATTACATCGTAGTTATAATATGCTTTTACTCCGTTACCTGTATTGTAAACAATAATATTATGTCCAGCAATTTGTGATGTACGATAATCGAATTTATTATACATTTCACTAATATGGCATACTGGTACCCATACTTTACTAAAAATGTTTTCAACTTCTTCATTGAATATTGTTTGACTAGAATATATTTCGCTACTAAGTGATTCTACGTTAGGTTTTTTTAACCAATTCTTATGATTACGTGGTGGCATGTTAATGTATCTCCTTGTACTATATTTAATTTAATATAGCACAGGAAATGTCATTAACCTAATACAAAGATGACAATAGCTAATAGATAATATCTATTATTCATTATTGTAAAATGCATCAACTGTTGCATCTAGTACTGTATCTAATGCTAAATCTTTAAAATCTTCGTGTAATTTTATTGACTCAGTTGGAGACAGTACTACATTATCTTCTTCTTCATTGTCATCTTGAATGTCAAAGAACATTACTAATTCGTCCTGTGTTAGTACATCATCAGCAGCAGCAGTTGCCCATGCAGCTGAAATTAATATTAACTGACATCCTAGTTCTGAGTCTAGTATTTTGTGTTTAACAATATATCTAATTGTCTGACGTCTTACATCATGATAGTATTGTACTCTTTTACCAACATTAAGTAAGTATCTTTTAGTATTTTGAATTCCCATTATAAGTCCATTTTCTGTTCTTGAATCTCCTGTCTACGTGTCGGTATAAGAGATTTTATTTCATTAAGAGTTTGTCTTGCACGAACCGCACTTACTTTAATACCTTTATCTTCAAATTTTTCACATTCTAAAAGGTAAACCGAAAATAATAATTTTAACTGTTCGTGTGTATCGCTCATTTTTCTACTAATACTGAATTATATAATTTTTCCCAGTTTGTAAACCTAGGTATCGTATCTCTTTTATTATCTAGCATCTTATTATGTTGATGTGAAATAAGTACACTGTTTAAGCCATATTTTAATCCTGTATTTGCATTTTCTAATTTGTCTTCAACCCACAGTAGGTTTGTATTTTGATACTTAACTAGTTCGTCATCCTTATCTGCGCCAACATCAAGAAAAATATATTTTTCAAATGCTGTTTTACCAAATAATCTTTCTGTGTTTTCAATACGTAGTTTGCCAGCCCATGGACTACGCGATAATGATGTAATCATATGAAACACGTATCCGTGTTCTTCGTGTAGTTTTTTTACATACTTGATTGCATCACGCAGTGGTGGCAACCATCCAATTCTTGACGACTCATTAAAGTGTTTGATTATTTTTGTTTTTTCATCTTCAGTTATGCTGTATTTTTTAGCCATGTTATACGAAGTTGCATACTCTTGATTAATAGTATAACTGTTATCAATCATCCATTCACTAAATGTACGCTCCCAGTCCATGAGCACGCCATCGCAGTCTGTTAGTATTATCTTAGTCATAAATGTTATCCTCTTCGTCAAAGTCATGATCTCTATAGTTCATGGTTGTTTCATTAAAACATTGATCGTGATATTCTTTTAATGCCGATTTAACTGCATAATAATCTTTTGGATCTTTGTACAGTGCCTTTGGCATACTATCACATGCTAGTGTTGTTTTAATTTGATTACAATCAAGACACAGTGTTTGACAGTTACTTGGATCGTTACTGCCTGCATATTTTTGAGGAACAATATGATCTACTATTAACATACCCCATGCTACTCTATCACGTACTAATTTACTAGTGATTCTTTGTACAACTGGATGATCCCAAGGATTAAACCCACAAAAATCACAACTACATTTCTTGTTAAAAGTATATTGCCTATCTGTTCTTGCTGGTCCGCCATATTCTCGCATAAGACCTTGATGTGTTTCGCAAAATCTACTACCGGGTCCTCTGTAACTACTTACTGGCTCGTTGCACCAAGGAAGGAGACACTTGCAACTAGTTTTATTCTTCTTCTTTGGAAGATCCTTTTGTACTAGTCTTTCAAAAAAATACTTACTCATTTTATCTCTCTGCTTATATTTTAATTATACTATGATATGCTATGTATGTCAAATAATTAAACAAAGTAGGCAGTATTAAACTGCCATTTCTGTTTGTGTTACGTATTCATCAATATATGTATATGCTTCTTGTAAACTAGATTGCTTGGTCCTGCCAAATCCTAATTCACCATACTGCTCTGTCAAGTGAGAATCTATAAATTGTGTTACATAACAATGATCGTTGCCGTTTGCATCGTATTCCTCATACCAACATCCTTCGATCTCTTGTTTGAGTTTGTAACCCTTGTACTCAAAAATATCTTTGGTTGGCTGTGCATCAAGTGGACCTATAGGCATACGTTGCAGTTCATCTTCATCTTCTGCATCCATTTCAGTAAACTCGTCGTCTTCAAACAGATCATCATTTTCGTCTTCGTCATCATAAGGATCTACATACCTAGTTGATGTATCTGCCATTGCCATCATGTTGGCAAACAGTACACCACACCCACCAAAGATACAAATCATAAGTATAATCTGTGTTAGGTTAGATAATGTTGTATTCAAGTCCATTATACTACTCCTTGTGGTAACAGTTTATAAATTACTGAGCATATGTTTAGTGCAGCAACACCTGATAATACAGCAGCCATGTGCAGTTTATCTTCTCTAATCATTGCCCATATACTAAGGAATGCAATCCATACATTAAATACCATTACTATTGTCATTTGTATCTCCTAAACATATCAAACATCATCCATATTATAAATCCTAGTTGTGCTATTAGTGTAAGCACGCCTATGCTTATTACACTAATGGCAAACCATTGTAACATTTCCATTATCTGTCTCCTACATCTATACACATTGCTACTATAGCAATTACTACAGGAATTGCAACCATTAAGATTATAAGTTCATTAGTCATTTAATTGATCCTTTAATGCAAGTGAACATGCCCAGCAACCAAGGCAAAAGCCAAATGCTGTACCCAATGTGGCTCCTACAAGCCACCATAAAAATATAGTCATTTAGTAGTCCTCTTCATCATCTTTTTTGATAAAAAGTTGATCTGTGTTGTTTGCTATAAACAGCCAAACTAATACGCCATAGCACATTAAGTATCCTGCGAGCGCATCTAGTACAATAAGCCAAATACCAAGTCCGCCAAAAAATAGTGTAAACACAATCCATAATGGGTTAATTTGCATTTTATTCTCCTGCTATGTTAAGTTATAGCAGTGTTATAGCATCCTATGAAAGTATTGTCAACCAATATTTTTTTATTATCCAGGATAATTGTATCCTTTTGCTTCTAAAGCCGTTACTGCCCAAGGATAACTCGACAGACCTGTCCAACTACCATTGGAACCCCATGCTCGAAGTGCGCCTCCGCGTATATCTAAATGAGTAAATGTATTGTATATTCCTATTGCTGTAAATCCTGCATCAACTGCGGCTTGTATGAACTGTTGACGTTGTGCTGTTGTTAGTCCTGTCTGAATAATATCCACAGCATTTGCCTGCATATGTTGACTAGCTTTGGCACCGCCAACACTTTCATTATATGCCGGTGATCTATATCCACTAGTAACCTGTAATTGATAACCAACAGCTTGAGATACTGTTTCTAAATTTGAAATCACTTGGGGCTTAACTCTACTGTCTGTATGAGGAAGCCAGTATATATATTGTCCGTTTTCATTACTTGGTTGTGGACTAGGCACATCGCTTACTGCGTTTGCATCCTGTGCTCCTGATACTCCATTTGTAGGGCTTGTATTACTATATCTTGCACTACTAATTCCACCGTCGCCATATTCTACCCCTTCTGATGTATCAGGATCTAGTCCTTGTGCTACTTCAGCATCTCTGCCTTGTAGTATGTCTATTGCATCAGCTTCAGTAATGTTAAGGCTAGAAAATCCCATTGCTATTGCTACTGCATCGGCAACATTTCCTGCTGCAACATCTCCGCTTCCTGTTGCTGTGTGACCGCATACTGTATTTCCATCACCTTCATTACACACTGCAATACCACCGATAAAAATTTTGGCACTGCCTGCTACAATATTTTGAGGAAGGTGTGGCGAATCTCCATGTCCAGCAACAACATCATTATGAACAATTACTAGATTGCCGTTGGCATAAACAGTACTTTGACTTGCTGTTAATCCGCCGCCTGATGTGTCAATGTCTGTGGTAATTCCTGGCATTATTAAGTAACGATTCCTGTTGTTGTGGTGGTATACTGTTTACTTATCTCCGATTCAGTTTTAGCAACACAACTAACAGAATTAGATTGCAGTACAAATTTTCCAGTTGGCGGCACTGAGAACATAAATGGGGCTAGTGCTAGTGCTTCGTTTTGAAAAACAAGCACCATTGGTTTACTAACTGTGTATCCTGTTGTATCGTGTGATGTTAAACGTGCAACAATCTCTTCTCCTGAGTTCATTTTAAACGACACAATATCGTTATCTTTGTATGGTGTTTCAATAATCATTATTTTTCCTTTATGATAATGTATAGCCGGTGCCGTTGTAACCTGTTTCATTAAGATAGGTTACAAATTTATCGTAGCCGCCAACTTTTGTCCCAATTACTATAATTTGAGGGAATGTCTTTGCATCTGGAAATTTTTCTAAAATTTCTTCTCTTGTAAAATCAACATCTAGTTGCTTGTACACATAATTTAAATTTCGAGATTCGCACAACTGTTTTGCTTTTTCGCAAAAATTACATCTAGGCTTACCCCAGATTTCAACAGTCATAAATCAAATCCTTTAAATGTATCTGTACCAACATCTTGTTTAATTGCTCCAACTGTATAACTACTAATTTCAGTTTCTTGTGGTGCAACTTGTACTTCAGAGCCGCTGATCCATTTTTGTGTCCACGGTAATGGATTAGTTTTTACTGAATACGGAGATTTTAAACTTACATTATTCATCCGACGTGTGCAGATCCATTCAATATAATCACTCAGTAATTGGGCATTAAGTCCTATCATAGATCCGTCTTTGAACAAATATTCAGCCCATTCTTTTTCTTGATCAACTGCATCGACAAACATTTGAATACATTCTTCTTCAGTTTCTACTGCAATTCTTGCAAAATCAGGATCATCCTTTTTAAGAAGTTTAAGAAGTAACTGAGTTGAAGCAAGATGTAAATTTTCGTCACGGGCAATAAGTTTAATAATTTTAGCATTGCCTTCCATCTTCTTTAGTTCAGCAAATGCCCAACTACAGGCAAAGCTTACATAAAATCTTACACCTTCAAGAATATTCACACTCATTAGTGTCAACCAAAGTTTCTTCTTTAATTCGTACAAGTCTACTGTAACATTACGTTCCCCATTGATTTGATGTGTACCTTCGCCAAGTAAATTATACCAAGCACTTGACTCAATAAGGTCATCGTAGTATTTTGATATATCGCCGGCACAATCAACAATCTCTGATATTTCCATCATTTCGTCGAAGATTATAGACGGGTTTGCATACACATTTTGTATAATATGTGTATATGAACGTGAATGTATTGTTTCACTAAATGTCCAAGTTTGTATCCAGTTTTCAATTTCTGGAAGACTTACTACTGGACTAAATGCTTCAACTGGGGCACGGCCCTGAACACTATCAAGCAAAATCTGTCTTTTTAGATTACTTGTAAAAATATGTCTTTCGTGTTCGGTTAATGATTTAAAATCATTAGCATCTTTGTAGATGTCAACTTCTTGTGGTCTCCAAAAAAACCCAAGTTGTTTATCAGTAAGTTGGTCAATTGATTTGTATTTTAATTTATCATAACGCTGGATAGTTGGTCCACCTGATGGATCAAAAAAAGCAGTTACAGATGTGTGATCAACACGGTTATTAGTATCAAAAACGCTAACCATTTAAATATTCCTTTTTGTAAGTAATTGTTTATATTATATAATATGACTGAACTTATGTCAACTAAATTGTACAGCTTTCGCACTCTTCATCGTCAATAATTGGTGCTTGTTCTGATTCGAGCATAGCTGTTACATCAATTTCGCCTTGGCCGTCATTTGTATTAAAGTAATACAACTGTTTGCCGCCATACTTGTAAAACATAAGCATATGTTGTAGCATTGTACTCATTGGTATTTTATCATCATCATAAAATTTTGGATTATAAGATGTATTGACTGAAATACCCTGATCAATATACTTTTGTAATACTGCCATTATTTTTAAATATCCTTCAGGTGATTCATGATCCCAAAGTAAATCATACCTGTTTTTTAATTTTTTATATTCAGGGACAACTTGTTTTAATACTCCATGTTTACTTTGTTTTACAGAAATATATGCCCTTGGAGGTTCAATGCCGTTGGTTGCATTTGCAATTTGTGCAGAAGTTTCAGCTGGCATTAGTGCCATTAGTGTACTATTTCGTATACCATGTTCTTTTAACTGTTCACGTAACTTATTCCAGTCCATGCGCTCTACATGCGGAATTAAGTCATCTAGATCTTTTTTGTAAGTTTGATTAGGTGTAATTCCGTGACCATATTTTGTTTCAAGATTGCCTGATGGCGCACCTTGTTCAATAGCCAAATCAGCACTTGCTTTAATTAGATAGTAACTCCATGCTTCGGCCCATTCATCTACTAAGCACAAACCACTAGCATCAATGTTTTGATAAGTTAAATTATTCTTAGCCAACCAGTATGCAAAGTTAATAATGCCAACGCCAAGTGGCCGCCTTTTTTCTGTACTATTTTTAGCTGCTAACACAGGATAATCTTGATAATTTAAAAGTGCATCTAAACCTCTAACAGCTAGTGTACACACACTTTCAAAATCTTCAACTACTTTGATATTTCCCCAGTTTATTGCACTAAGAGTGCAAAGGCTTATTTCACCATCAGGATCGTTCAAGTGTGTTAGCGGAGTAGTAGGTAAATCAATTTCAGCACAAAGATTTGATTGTCGTATAGGTGCTAATTCTGGAATAAATGATCCGTGATCATTTGCATTATCAACATTTTGTAAATATATTCTACCAGTACTTTTACGTTCTTCCATAAAATTACTGAACAATTCGCTAGCTCTAACTGTTTTCTTACGTAACGATGTATTAGCTTCTGCTTTTATATATAATTCACGAAATTTATCTTGATCAGCAAAAAATGCATCGTATAATCCTGGAACATCCTTTGGTGAGAATAATGTAATATCGCCGCCAGTAACTAATCTTTCATACATTAATTTATTAAACTGCACACCATAGTCCATGTGACGTACACGATTTTCTTCGGTACCTTTATTATTTTTTAACACTAACAAGTCTTCAACTTCAAGATGCCATGCTGGATAATAAATTGTTGCAGCGCCGCCGCGTACACCACCTTGACTACAACTTTTAACTGCTGATTGAAACATTTTATAAAAAGGTATAATACCTGTGTGATATGCATCTCCGTTACGTACAGGCGAACCAATAGCACGTATTTTGCCGCCGCCAATACCAATACCAGCTTTTTGACTTACATATTTGACTACTGCACTGGTTGTGGCATTAATACTATCTAAACTGTCATCTGATTCAATAAGAACACAGCTTGAAAATTGTCTTTGTGGAGTACGTACACCTGCCATAACCGGAGTCGGTAAACTAATATCATGATTACTAATAGCATCATAATAATCTTTAATCCATTTTAGTCTTGTTTCTTTAGGGTAATTATGAAAGAGGGTTGCAGCAATAAGAATATAACACATTTGAGGAGTTTCAAATATTTGATTAGTAACTCTGTTTTGTACCAGGTATTTTCCTCTTAGTTGTTCCATTGCAACATAGGTTAATGATTCGTCACGTTTATGATTTACAAAAGAATTAATTTTAGTCCATTCTTCATCGTCATAGTAGTTAATTAATTCTGTATCATAAAAGCCTAATTTTGTATTTTTTTCAACCAACTGTTTAACAGTAAATTCATTGTATCCATTATACACTTCTTTACGTAGTGCATAGTTTATTAATCTGCCGCCAACATATTGATAGTTTGGTGTTTCGTCTGTGATAAGATCTGCTGCTGCTTTAATAAGTGTTTCTTGAATTTCGCTTGTTTTCATTCCGTTGTAAAATTGAATTTGACTTTTTATTTCTACTTCGCTTGGGCTAACTCCTGTAATTCCTTCACATGCATAAAATACAACTTTGTGTAATTTCTCAATGTCGAGTGGTTCTTTTTTGCCGTTTCGCTTAGTAACTTGAATCATCTTTATACCTTTCTAATCCATAATGACGAATATTTATTACATACATGGTAATGTATATTTTTTTTCGATTATTAAGTCAGATGAAATCTGACTACTGTTAATGACTGTATTATTTTCGTAATTTAAAATATCATCATTAACATATAAAAGGTATGTTAACTCTGACTTTTCGATGTTAGTACATATATGTATCTCAAAAGTATCATTACAAAACCTATCAGTTAATTGTAATGTATAACCTATAAATAAGATAATTGCAAAATTACAAAATTCATTTTCAAGAATCATTGTCCATGGATCTGTCCATGTACTTTTATCATATGGATCAACTTGTATACTAACTAGTGGTATTTGTCTAAATTCTTCTAAAATATCATTAAATGGCGTTTTTGATGTTTCTAATCCTTTTCTAAAATTTACCCATTCTTTTAGTCTAAATTGATAAGTGTTATTAACAAACATTCATTAAGACTTAATTTTCATTTTATATTTAAATTCATCAGTTGTAACTGGTTGTGTATTTGATACACTTAATATTATAGTATCATTTCCTGATTTTACTGTTCCTGCATCAGCAAATGCTGCTGTAAAAGTTAAACCACTAGCATGTGCAGTATCACCTAGAATGGTATTTTCATGACATACTTGTATTTCATTTGCAACAATATGACAAATAATTTCTATTACTCCATGTCTTACTACATTCGGACCTGTTGAGGTATATTGATAATCAATTACAACCGAACCATTGTCAATTGCTGGGAACTTTAAAAGAGTAATAGTACTTTCTACATTATGTTGACCGATATTAATTGAATTACTGTGTTCAGCTGACCAGGAAACTGGGCCAGAAACCTCAGGAACATACTCTTCATTGTAATATGTATCAGCAAGTTTATTTGGAGTTAATGCCTCAGTACGTTCAAAATAATCATTTTTAGAAATGTTGTATTTGTGGAGATGAATATTTGAAGACACAGCAACAGAAGGTGCTCCATTATCGTTACCTACATTATAAAATCTATTGTTACAACTGGTGTTAAATTTTCCTGTAGGAATATTAATTGCTTGTCGATCAATATAGTTAAATCTGCAAGATGTTATATCATTGTGTATTGGCCCTGTTGCCTGCCCAGGAAAAGACGATCCGTAATTTCCTGAAGTGCCAAATGCAATAGCGTTGTAACAATGTTCAAATAAACAAAAATTCCACAAATTATCTTTAATGTCAAAGTTACTGTATACTCCGTAGTAGATTCCATCAAATTCAATATTTTCAAAAACATTATTTTTACATGTAGCTACACCATTACTAGACATAGTAATACCCGTATCTTTTTGAGCAGCACTGCGTACTGTTCCATTGGTCCATGATCCAATGAGTTTGATATTTTTAAATATACTATTTGCACACATATCGAGATCTAGTGCTACAGTTGTAGTAGTTGCCGACATGTCAATTGAGATGTCACTGATTTCAATATGACGAGATTGATTGCCTCCAGCACTGTCTAAACTGGTACTAATGGCTACATTTACTGTTGTTCTAGTGGTGCTGCTGTTTACAGTTTTAAATACATTTGTACTTGATGTTGAAACTATTATTGACTTTTCTTTGCCTGCGCCTCTAATAACAGCATAAGGAGGTATATTTAATACAGCAGTAGTTTTGTACTGTCCTGGCGGAAAATATAATATTTTTCTATTAGCAACACTTCCGTCTAAGAATGAATATAGTGCATTTTGTATTGAAACAGTATCGTCTGTGGTACCGTCTCCTGTTGCTCCAAAATCTAATACTGAAACGGTATCCTCAAGAGTTGATTGAAGTGTTCGTGATGTAGGTGTAACTGTGCTCCATACTGTAGCATTACCTGATTTGTAAGAATACGAATTTGCTAAAGAAAAGATGTTAGTATGTTGAGTGAGAAGTTCGGTATTGCCAACTGCTGGCGATCCTTCAGCAACTGATCCATTACCTACATATAATTGTTGGGTATCAATTGCCCAACCTAACTCGCCACTGGATAATTGTGGTAATCCACTACCAGTTAACTTTTTACCTCTTCTATGTTGTATTCTTGAAATTTGAACCACAGCCATCGGCTAATCTCCTATTTTATATATTTAGCCGAAACATCTAAAGTGATCATCCAAGGTCATGTTAGTATCTACGTCTTTTTCAGTATATGTTTTAAATTTAGCATCTATACAGCTTGTATATCTTTGCCAAAACAAATAGATATTAGGAGTGTTACTTGCCCATCCTGCTAGTCTTAGTTTGTTATCGTTTTCTTTACTAATACGACATGTGGGCATGTTACATCCTTGAATAGGTGTTAATGTGCCTGCAATAACCATATCACGAATAGTGCTTAATGGAACCATATGTTCAAATACTCCCTTTTCGTTGAGTCCAATTTCAACATAATGATGTCCATGTTTTTGCTGAATACAGTACTCGTGATACCGGCGCAATGGAAAATCAATGCCATCACGATATAATCTTTTTTTGTATGGCAATGTGCCTGTATAACTATTATAGTTGTACACATTGCGTTTTATTTCTTCAATAGCCCATTCTGTAATAGCACTGTATGTTTCGGTACTACGTCTTGTTTTAGAATGTACTACTTCTGTGAAGTTTTCTATGCGTTCTCGTAATACTGATGACACCTGTTCCACCATTCTTGCTCCCATTCTGCAAACTCATCAGGCCACAAATCAAACTGCTGGTATTCCAGTCCACGACTACACATAAAAATATGTCCTTCACGAATATCTGTGCCGTGTACTTCGTTATGTCCTAATGCATAAGCTGTTAATTGTAAATAGTAATCTTCTACCCACTCAGGCTTCTTAGGCTTGTTAGTTTGCTTAAAGTCCATAATACATGGATTACCTTTATATGTTCCGACTAAGTCAGTTGTTCCTGCAAATATACCAGGAACATACAGCGGAACTTCGCTACCCCAAATTTCGTCAACGTGAGTCATTGCTTGATCACGTATAATACATGCCATTTTGTAGGCCTGTTGTGCATAAGGATTGCTTCCTGCACTTTCTGTCCATACGCCATTGTCAACATAATCTTCAAGGTACTTGTGCATACGTGTACCTACACCTGCTGCTTCGGTTGTAATCTCCTGTGCTTTTTTGTGTCCAACACGCCTGCGCCATTCGTGCAGATGTGTCATATCCTTTGTGTTGCTTAAAATTGTTGTTACACTTGCAACAGGAGGTCCTCCTGGTACTGCATATCTGCGTTTACCGTCAACTTCAACTCGATTTATTTTTTTGTATTTGTATTTAGGTTTAATTAATGTCATAGTTTATTATAACATTAATTAAATTTTTGTCAATGATGTAATTCAAAGTTTCCTACTACTGGCGTACAATCTTCTTTATTACCAAATACAAATGCACAAGTATCAAGAGGAATAAAATGTGTACTATCACCGTCACGTAGTGGATAAGTAGGATCATGTACTACGTCACTTACTAAGTCTAGTGCATTTGCAACTGCAACACTTGTACGCATTTGTACTTCAGTTACACCTAACACTAATACGGTGCCAAACCCGTTACACTGTAACCATTCATTATAAATGTCATGTGCATCTTTAGGCAATGTGGCAACAAATTGATTACTAGCATGACTAGCCTGTGCCATTGCTTTACCTGGATTCATACTGTCTAAATCAGTACGCATTAGTATGTAAAGTATAGGTGTCATGACATTTCCTTTGTGTTGTTTTACAAAGTTTGTAACATATAAATTACATTATGTCAAGTTAGATTCTGCGATTTGTTGCATTCATTGCCATACGGTTTACATCAGCAGCAGGATCTTTTGGTGCAGCACCTGATGTTTTTACATCATCAACTTCACTGGTTTTGATTGTAATAGTGTCTTTATTAAAATCTGTAATAATTTCTTTCAATCGAGCATCGCTATCATATGCCATTTTAAATGACTCGTAGTCAAAATGTTCATTGCCAACATTGTGCATAATCTTATCAAGGCGCTCAACACTTATTTCAGTGTCGCCTTTGTCTTTTAACAAGTTAAAAATTTGATACAGCTTATCTGTATCAATGGTTTCAATTATTTTTTTTTTGAAAGCATTTTAGCAAGTTTGCGCGGCTCAATCGACTCACGCTTTTCTCTATTAGCAGGTTCTGTGCCGCCAGCGGCTGCTGGATCTGCTACAAAGTCGTCATCGCCTTCGAGATCAGGCGGAGCAATTTCTTCACCGTCTACAGTTGGCTCCATATCAGGATCTGGTAAAGGATCGTCATCGCCCATTGCAACTGGTGCTTCGCCTTCGCCAGTTAGAATCATAACACCTTGTGTTAATGCTTCTCTAGTTCCTTCTAATGCAGTGTATAAAGAATCTAACGATGTTTTAACTGTTTGTGTATAAAGATCCGATTGTGCTAGACCCATTTCGTCACGTATAGCATCAGCAAGTTCTAGCATTGATTCTGTTTGCATTTCAGCTGTATCTTCCATCCAGCTAGTAATTTTGTCAACCATATCTTTTGACGCCATAACTAGTGCAGCAGCATCTTCAGCACCTTCTCTAATATAAGAACCGTCATCGACACTTGAACGTTCGCCAATAGCTGCGTTAAGTACGTCTAACATAAGTTTTGTTTTTTGATAATTGTTGTTATGAACGTTATTAAAACTTTCATTTGTTTCAACTTGAAATAATTTAGTACGTAATTTATTTCGCACATCTTGTAATTCTTCTAGAGTAAATTTATTTAAGTTTATTTTTTTGCCAAATCTAGCAGCCAAATTTTCATTTAATACAGTTGATGTTAATGGTCTTGCAAATTCTCTAATGTTCATAATATGGGTTCCTACATATGCTATTTAATTTATTTATCTCATATCGCCAAGAATGATGTCGTCAAGCGACTTAGTTGCACTCTCTATTTTCTGTTTTGATACTTCCATTCTAATTAATATTGAATCTTTGTTTGCGTTATTATTATTTGACTTGATTACGTGGTTATAAAACTTACAATCGTTATAATTTTTTTCTAAAATATTATCAATATTTAATACTGATTGAAAATTATTTGATTTTAAATAAGACTTGGCTACTGCTATAGCAGCAATTTTTGAAAATGTAGTTGCAACAGTTTTATTTAGAGTAATATCAACTACAATATATCCATAACGTTTGCTTGGTCTAATTACTACATTTGAAATACGAATTGTTTTTCCTTCTTGATGAGGAATCATGTAATTTTTAATATTATTTTCAATAATTGATCCTAGCTCAGTTAAGGCCTGATTAATCTGTTTCATATAATACCTTTATTAACAACTTATACTAACAATAATTTATCACTTTACCAAGGCTTAGTTTTTCATTATTGATTTTAAAGTATCTTTATTAAATGTAAGTTTTGACGGTTCGTTTGGACCAGGTTTAGGATTTTCAATTTCAATGTCTTTGCCTATTACTCTTTTGATAGGAAATTCTTCTTTGCCGCCAGGGCCTGCTGTGGGTAATGATATTTTTTTACCTGGAGTTAACATTTTATCTTGACTAATTCCAGTATTAGGACCAACACTACCCATAGGTTTTTTTGTTAATACAAGCGGCATAATTTCATCTAACTGCTCTTCATTAGTAATAAACTCATTTGCTCTCATCTTCTTATCCTTCTCCTGGTAGTCGAACGTATTCTAGGACGGTGTCTTACTCTGTTAAGACGTTGTAATCGAATACTATTAGGCCTTTTTTGCCTCCAGGATTTTCTCACCTGTTGTCCACGTCCTTTAAGTGCTCTTGTGCGTTTCAGTGTGTTTGATTTTCGAGCACTGGTTCTTGATGTACAGGTTTGAGGCTTTGCAACAACTCTGCCTTTCTTTGGCCCGTCTGTGCATCGATATCGACGTACAATTCCACCTTTGTTGCGCCCCCACGTAGTGGTAAATCCTTCGATGATTTCACTGATGCGCATTATCGTTTCCTATTTAAGGCTTTTAATCGTTTGCTTGCCGGATTAATTCTTTTAGTGCGTTTGGACTTTCTTGCCATACGTGCTCCTAAACGATTTTTTGTTTGTTTAAATTTTACACTTTGTTTTATATTCAAAGGAGCAAAACATTGAGACAGTTTGCTTACTACTCGACCATTTCTACGACCGCCAGCACAACGATATTTACGTACAATTTTGGTTCCAGTACGGCCCCAAACTTGACGTTCTTCTAAATCTGTTTGTAATAATTCTCTTAAAAACATAACATTATTTATCGAGAAATTTTATAAATTCATTATTAAAACGATTATAGTTGACAATAGTCCGGCAATAATTGTTCCAGTTGCTCCAACAATAACTTTTATTAAATTTGAATTTCCATCGCGTAGATTATCAGAAATCTCGTCTAGTTTTTCTTCTACTTTGTTTAGACGTGTTTCTAATGCACTATAACGTATTGAACATAATTCAACATGATGTTCTAAACTTTGTTTTTCCAATTCCATAGATCCAGACATGATATCTCCTTAATTAAAATAGTATTGCCTTAAGATATTCGCCTGGTTATTACTGTCTAGTATTTATCTAATCGATTAAAAATTATGTTTTTAGACTTGGTACTGTTTGTTAAAAATGAAACAATTTCAAACTTGGTTGTTTCAGATAATTGATCTATAAACGGTACATAATTAAAATCTGTAATTAACATATCTGTTGTGAATTCATAATCATAACTAAAAATCATCGACCATACTTTTTGTTCACCACTGAATTGGCGTCCAAACCCTAGTTTGTTAATATTGATTATTTTAGAAGTTTCTGTAGAAACTTCAACGTTGGCTCGTAAACTTAAAGTTTGTATCATTGTTAGATAATTTTGATATTGATTTTTGTAAAAAGTATTGTCTTTTTGAATAGGATTAGTAATATCAACTAGTGTATGTAATTCGTATTTCATACAAATACTTATTCGTCATAAAAAAAGGGTCCGTAAAAAACGAACCCTTTAATAGTGTTGTTAGTAATTTGGTTAAGACTATGTCTTAAGCAAAAGTAACACCTGTTAGTCCTACATTAGTAACAGTTGCGGTGACACCATTGATTGCATCAAGTGGGTCTTTGATATTTCCAGCTACGCCTGTACTAAATGATCTATCAGGTGATAGATTTGCGTCAACTAGATAAAGACAAGCACCCGAGTCGGGTTGTGGTGCATAAATAATTTGATATCCCATAGATTGCATAACCGAAGTTGCTTGAGACCAAACACTGTTTTTATCGGCATAACTTCCTTCAATACCAGTTGATGCTACTTTTATCCATTGTATAGCTGGTACACCGATTGTTCCAACTGCTGTTTTTCTTGCGTTAGCACCAATAGTAACTGCACTGCCACTACCGATTGCTTGATCATATACGTTTGCCATTTTATTCTCCTAAATGTTTAGCGATACTTCACTTTTGTGAAGTTCTTATATTGTATTTAGCCTTTAGGTAGAAAACCCTATGATTATACATCAAAATGCAGGTATGATTATAACATTACAACACTGTTTAATTGAATGCCACTTAACTGCTTGATCCTATCAAGCTCTTCGTTTGTTTGTTGTGACCATTGTGGATTGCTTTTAAGTTCGTCTAGCATCCGTTCGGCATCTTGCTCTGGCAGTGAATCCATTATAGCTTCAAATGAACCTAGGTTATTTTTATCTGCTGCATCATCTAACAACAGCTTTGCAATTTTATCTAAATCTCTAGTGATAACTTCTTTGGTTTCAGCATTAATTAAACCTTTGAACGCACTCCAGTTCATACCTTTTTGTTTAGCTAGCCACCATATTGCAAGTTGTTTGTTTACGCCTTTGTAAGGTGATCCTTGTGGTATATTGTGTGTATGAAATTTACTAACCATTTCGGCATGTGGCACAACCATAATATCTACCTGTGCCGAAGCTGATCCTAATGGTACTCTTACATGCACATTAACTCCTCTGTTTTGTGTTTGGTACCCCGACTCCTGATATAATTTAGCCAGTTCAGCTTTGATATTTCTTGGTGTTTTTGTACCAAATTTATTTGATAGTATAGCTTGGTCAACCATTACATCTAAATCGTTTGAAGTTTTTCCTGGAGTAGGTGTTGCGCCGCTGCCTATTGGAATTAATCTCGCTCCAATGGGCTTTACCACTTGATTAATTTTATCCATCAACTGGTCAATTTGATCATGATCAAATTCAGCTGAATCATCAAAAACATTACCGCCCATCTTTTTTCCTCGATTCTGTTACTTTGTTAATTCCAGATGTAAACTTTTTTGGATTGGCATTTTTTATTGAACTTAGAAATCTTCTTTCAAGATCTGTAGCCACATCTTCAGGATAGGTATTGTGAATTTTTGTTAGAAGATTAATGGCACTTTCAATAATATTGTTTCCAGTCATGTTAACAAATTCATCAGAGTTTTTCCGAGGACCTGTGTGCGTTAATTCTTCTAGTATTCCGCGTGTGTGCTTTTTCATACTGTATTTATTATTCTTAACCGAAGAGAGTGCTAACTGATTCTTCATTGGTTACTCTACGAATTGATTCGCCAAACAGTTTTCCAACACTTACTTGTCTTGTTTTTTTACAATTTTTAGGACAACGATTAATAATTGAATCTGTTACTACTAATTCTTCTAGTACACTCTTTTCAACTTTTTGACAGGCTTCTCCACTTAACACTCCGTGTGTAATATATGCCCTAACACTCAGCGCACCAGCATTAATAATAGCCTTGGCTGCATTACACAGTGTTCCGCCACTGTCAATAATATCATCTACTAGAATTGCATGTTTTCCTTCTACATCTCCGATTAGGTTCATTACTTCACTTTTACCAGCTTCGGGTCTACGTTTGTCTACAATAGCAATATCACCTCCAAACATATTAGCAAATTTTCTAGCACGAACAACTCCGCCCGCATCAGGTGATACAAACACTGTGCTGATTTCGGTATCGCTTTCAATATCCATACTGCGTTTTATATCCTTAGCAAATACTATACGACTGGTTAAATCATCAACTGGAATATCAAAGAATCCTTGTATTTGTCCTGCGTGTAAATCCATTGTCAGTATTCTATCTGCGCCTGCTGTAACCAACAGATTAGCAACTAACTTTGCAGTAATAGGAGTACGTGATGCACTTTTGCGATCTTGTCTTGCATAACCAAAATAAGGAATAACTGCTGTAATTCTTTTTGCACTTGATCGACGTGCTGCATCAATCATTATTAATAGTTCCATTAGACTATCATTTACAGGAGTTGCTGTACTCTGAATAATAAACACATCTTCTCCTCTAATATTCTCTAAGAATTCAACACTTGTTTCACCGTCTGCGAATGTACTGATATTTGTAGGAACAAGGGTAGCAAAACAATGTTCAGCTATTTCATGAGCTAGTACCGGATTAGCATTTCCTGTAATAATTTTCATTTTCAAGTAACATCCTTCCTTACTGTGTTATTATATTCAATTATACTGTCAAGTATACTTAACTTTACATTGTGTTGTGCTGCTGTATTTGTGATTGCTTGAGTATCTTTTGGCAGACAGTGTCCTCCGTATCCCCTTTGATTTGTTACTGTTGTATGACTATCGCCAATACGTAAATCCATTGTTATAAACTTTTTTACTGTCTCATAGTCAATACTAGCAGCATTGCACAGATCATATATTTGATTAAAGAATGATACTTTTGTTGCTAAAAATGCATTACGAAAATACTTGGCAAGTATAAGTTCTTCGGGATCAGCATGTGATATTGAGATATTACCAAATGCTTGCAACAATAATACTTGCCAAAAATTTATACATTTTCCACCTATTAGTATTTCTCGACAGTATTTAAAATCTGTAAATGCATGTTCAGCACGTAAAAATTCTGGTGAAAATGCAATATCTTTATTTGGGTATTGCTGATTAATATGTCTCCATCCTTCTAAACTAATTGTACTTTTTATAAGAATAGGAACATTAGGAGCCTTATCAATTACATCTACAATATTAGTAAAATCACATTGGCCATTAACATCAGAAGGAGTAGCTACACATATTATTATTGCATCAGCATGACATAAATCAGCAAAATGACCTTTGTCAGGATCATTAATTAGCACTTGATGAAATTCTTCAAATATTTGTGCATGTGCTTGCCCAACAAATCCATAACCTGCAATACCTAGTCTATTCATATCATTTCTTTCAAATAGTTCCATGTGTGACTCCAATTATCTACTGCATATGCTTTACTTGGTGATTGTAATAATTTTCCTAAAGGATAGTCATTTCCGCCTTCAGACATTGCATCACCAAAAAATCTAATTGTATCATCTGAATTAAAATCTCTTAAAATTTGTCCTTTATCAGAACCTCTTGGTGCAATATCTATACCTGTTTCGCCGCCGATAGTTGCTTGTAAAGCAGGAAACATTATGTTAAATGCATCTGCTGTGCGGCGCCTACTTCCATTAGATGCTTCCCATTCTACAAATGCATTACGGTCTTGTTGAGTTGCATTGCGTCCAACTACACTGTAGTTTATCATTCCGGGTCTTTCTTCAATATGGTTACCTGTTCTAATACTAAAGTCTTCTTCGTCTAATGTTTGTAATAAAAATTGTCTCGCTAGGGTCGGTAGTGTCCATAGTGTTTTATACACATTTGTATTACCATTATATACATCACTGCCAGAACAATTATAGACACGGTTACACATGCCATATATAACGTTACCAACTTGTTCAATTGTTTTTTCTCTGTCACTGCCTGTAACAAGATATACTTTGTTTAGCGTACAAAAGTCAAAAAAGAATTTTGAAAAATTCTCATCCATCTTACCACGACTTGGAGTAAGAGTACCGTCAACATCAAAAATATAGTGTATCATGCTTACACTATAATGTATAAAGTTTGTAATGTCAATCAAAAAATAAGGACAAGCAAACTTTGCTTGCCCTTTGGATATCAAAATCCGTTTGGTACTAACACATAATGAATCATTAGTACTAGTGCAACTGACGCACCTAATCCTATCATCATCTTCTGAAAGTCTCGTGCTACCAATGGAAATACGCTCTTAAACTTCTTCTTACCAGTAAAGCTTGCTATTGCAAGTTCTCGGCCTGCGAGCATTCCAACAAACACCCATGTGGTACTCATTGGTATATCATTGAGTTCTTTGAAGAAGTACAAGCATAGCCAGTAAAATAAATCGATTAGTGTAGCACTACGTACATATCTTGTGTTGTGTTTTTCTAATACAATTGATTGTATTTTGCCGCCACGCTCTCTAAACATAAAAAATAAGCCAACTACAAATACTGTACTAACTAACAACATTAGGTCCAACGGAACTTGTCTCGGAAGGAATACTGCAATGTTGGCCATGTCATGCGACAACCAAGTCCACCACAGGCCTCCTGTTGCAATCCATTGTGCTACTCTCCAGTAATTTTTATGTTCTTCTTTAACCGGTGAAGTTTCGTCCATCCTTCAATACTAATTGTGCTTTTTATTAATATTGGTACATTTGAATTATCGTTGACAACATCATACACATTATCCATATGACATCCGCCGTGTGAGCCTTGAGGCGTACTGACACAAACAATAATTGCATCTGCATGTCTTAGATCACCGTAGTGTCCTAGTGCAGGATCATATACAATCAAGTCGTGATAGTCTTTCAACACATTCTCATGTGCCTTGCCTACAAATCCGTATCCTGCTATTCCTATTTTCATACTGTAATTATAACACCTTTAGTATCGAAGTCAAGAGAAAAGACGCCGAAACGTCTTTTTATGTTTATCCAAAGTCTCCTGACACATATGCTTTGGTTTTTCTGTGTGACGGGTTGTCAAAGATCTTCTTTGTACTGCCTTTTTCTATAATCTCACCTAGGTGAAAGTATGCTGTTGTATCGCTGATACGTCTTGCCTGTTGCATGTTGTGAGTAACAATAACAATAGTATAGTTCTTCTTTAACTCTAGTATAAGTTCTTCAATTGCGTGTGTAGAGATAGGATCTAGTGCTGAACAAGGCTCATCTAGTAATAGTATCTGTGGATCAACAGCAAGGCTACGAGCAATACATAATCGCTGTTGCTGTCCACCACTAAGGCCAAACGCATTGTCGTGTAATCTATCTTTTACTTCATCCCAAAGATTTGCTTTCTTTAGACTGTCTTCTACGATAGCATCTAACTGTTCTTTTGTTTCGTACATACGATGTAGTTTAGGACCATACGCAATGTTTTCGTAGATGCTTTTAGGAAAAGGATTAGGCTTTTGGAATACCATACCAACACTCTTGCGTAGATTGTTTACATTTGTGTATTGTGTTCTATAGATATCAGTACCGTCAATGTCTACACTTCCTTTGGTACGGCAAATATCAACAAAGTCGTTCATACGATTGAGAGCTCTAAGGAATGTGCTCTTGCCACAGCCACTAGGGCCAATCAATGCTGTTACATTGTTCTTGCGTATCTGTAAGTCAGCATCAATAATAGCGTGATGATCGTCATACCAAATGTTTAGTCCTCGAACATTGATCTTTGAACTTGAATTTAGTTCTAGTGTTTCTCTTACCATTTTATTTCAAACCTCTTTCGTAACCAGATTGCTAATACATTTAGCACTATGAGTGCTGTTAGTAGAACAAGGATAGCCGCACTGGTTTTCTCAGCAAAGCCTCGTTCAGGTGAGTCTGCCCAAAGATATATTTGAACAGGTAATGTTGTTGCACTATCCATCGGAGTGCTTGGTGCTGTAAGAATAAATGCAACCATACCAATCATTAGTAGTGGCGCACTCTCTCCTATTGCTCTAGCAATGCCTATGATAGTTCCTGTGATGATACCAGGCATAGCCGCAGGTAGCACTTGATATACAGTTGTTTGCATTCTACTGCCACCTAGAGCATTTGATGCATCTCTAATTGCCTGTGGCACTGTACGCAGGGCCGTCCTAGCACTGATAACAATCACAGGAAGTATTAGGATGCCCAGTGTGATTGCTCCTACTAGACTAGCACTCCTTGGCATACCAAAGAAGTTTATCAACAATGCTAACCCTAACAAGCCATAAACAATACTAGGTACTGCGGCCAGGTTGTTGATGTTGATCTCCATAAAGTCTCGTACCCACCCACGTTTCTTTGTTTGGAACTCTTCCATATAGGTAGCACATCCTACTCCTATTGGAAACGCGAACAATACTGCCAGTCCAATAGTATAGACAGTTCCTACCACTGCTCCCCATATGCCTGCTATCTCAGGTGAGCGACTGTCTGAGTTTCGCCAGAAGTCCAAATTGAATGTTCGATATATCTTGCCTTGTTCAATTAATTGATCTGTTATTGAACGTTGCTTATCTGTTAGTTTGTCATAAACTCCCTTTACATACATATCAACATCTGTATGGGCTACTAATGTGTATACACCGGGCTCTGTGATATCTAATGTTGAATAGGCATTAGGTGTAACTAACTGTCGTAAATCCTTTTTTGTTTTTCTGTCAGCGCCTGGCCAGAGATGATACATTGCACTGTTAATTGTTTTCTTTGTAGTACTTTCTACAGCATAAACTTCTACATCAATCTTAGTTTGTGTAAATGCGCCTATACCTCTATAGCCTAGTGTAGCAAAGAACACTAACATCAATAATGCTGTTAGTGCAAGTGCAGACTTACAGGCATACTCTAGGCCTTTTTGTAAGCGTCTGCGTTTGCCGTCTAATTTACTGTTTAAGTCTATCGATTGCATTCTTATAGTTCCTATATGCTATCCAGTTTAATATAAATGTCACAACAAACAGTGTAAAGGCTAGAGCAAATGCGGATAGCGTTTTCGCACTGTCAAACTCTTGGTCGCCTATTAGTAGTGTTACGATCTGTACTGTTACTGTTGTTACTGCTTCGAGTGGATTGGCTGTTAGATTAGCGGCTAGACCTGCGGCCATAACAACAATCATTGTTTCACCTATGGCTCTTGCAATGGCCATAATAAATCCTGCAACAATGCCCGGCAGGGCGGCAGGTAATATAATATCTTTAATTGTTTCTTCTCGTGTAGCACCTACACCTCTTGCTCCATCTCGCATTGCACTTGGTACTGCTTTGATAACATCATCTGTGATTGATGAGATCAAGGGTATAATCATCATACCCATTACAACACCTGCGGCCAATGCTGACTCTGTTGCTACATCTAAACCTAGTGTAACACCCATACTCCTCAGCCACGGACCTAACACAATCGCGGCAAAGAATCCATACACCACTGTTGGAATACCTGCTAGTATTTCCAGTAACGGTTTTACAACTGTTCGATGTGAGGGTTTTAAATATTCTGCTGTATAAATTGCGGCAAGCAATCCTATTGGACCTGCTATGCACATTGCAATAAGTGTAATAAACATTGTACCCCATATCAAAGGTACAAATCCAAACTCGCCTGAACTACCTACACTGTCTGCTCTAAAGGCTGTTTGGGGGCTCCAAGTTGTGTTAAAGAAAAACTCACTTGGTTCAACCATTGTAAAAAATTTAATTGTTTCGTAACTTAGACTAGCAATGATGGCAAATGTAATGCCTACTGTAATCCAACTACTAACTCTAAAAAAGCCTTTGAGCCAGTCTTCACTGAACCCGCTTTGCTTTTGCTTTGGTCCTATCCATATAAACATTCTATACCTCATAATAGGAGTGAGCCGAAGCCCACTCCCTTAATTTATGACTTAGTTTAACACGTTCGCACGTACTTTGTCAAGTTCTTTTTGTGGTAGAGGAATAAGTCCTGCATCACCTAATGAACCATCAGCACCTGCAACGTCATCACTAAGGTATAGTTCCATAAACTCAGTCATACCTGGAATTACACCCATATGCTCTTTCTTAGCATATACATATAGTCCACGGCTTGCTGGATATGTTCCATCTGCGATAGATT